GCGAGAGCCAACTCCGACTTGATCATTCAATGCATCGAGGAAAAGAAAAGGCACAACTCAGTCGGGGTCAAGATTGTGCAATATCACAAGAGTCCACTGCTGATAGAAACCCACGATAGGGCTACGGAAGCAATGGCAAAGACAAGAAAGGAGTTTCATCTGAAAAACAAGTAAATGTTTAGGAGCTATTTCCGGTCATTAAGGTCACGGTCATTATGGTCATTAAGGATTTCAACTTCTCTATTCTGGTAACACATTAGCGCTTTTTGATAACACATTTGTAACACACATGGATGATTTCTCAATACACCAAATTCATAACATATTGATTAGCAGCTATTTACGAAAAGAGTACATAAAAGAGGAATAAGTGATAAAATATATTTAAAAACAAAAAAGAACAACAGAGATAAGTGCCTATAAATAAGCAGCTTACTACCATTGTTCTCCCATGCTAATTTTGTACAAATAAGTTTCATTTTGCTTATTATAGTGATTCCGTTGGGGTCACAACCAATTTCTCACAAATCTGTCTATATCAGCCACTTATCTTTCGGGTGCAAAGATAGTGATAACATTTTTATAACACAAATTTTTAATTACTTTTTAACTATATTTTGCAAAAGTTGAAATTTGGCGGTCTCAAATACTTTTCTTACTTTTGCACTCGTCAATGTGACGATTGATATAAGACTTCGATATTCAACCTGTATTCAATAGGTTCAATATAAATCACGAAATCCCTAGGTCGGCGTCACACGACTTGGGGATTTTTATTTTCCCCGAGTTTTTGGCAAGACATACGAGGTTTCATCAGTATCGTCCTCTTCGGTTTACCTGCCGATATATAAAACGACCCTAACTTAGAAAGATATATCCCTTTAGTCCTGCTCTGAGCAACCAACCTCAACAGGCAACGCACGACCGAAAGGTTATCCACTGGGATGAAGAAGGCTTGCGGAATGGCTTTTCTATATCTAGGTAAGACTTTTGATATTTGGTACTCTTAGAGTAGGTAAATATATAATTATATAAAACCAAATTTCAAGTCGGTCAATCCTCGCTCCCTAGTGGTGTGCGGAAAAGGTTGGGGTGTACCCTTAAATGAAAGTCGAACTAAAAAATAATAATTATGAAGAAGATTTTGTTAGCGACCTTAGTTGTCGCAAGTTTGTTCACCTCTTGTAAGGAGCACTTCTCTGACGGAGAGCGTGTAGGTACAGTTACCAAGTTTAGCAAGGCTGGTGTTTTTTGGGATTCTTGGGATGGTCTCTTGAACATTACTCAGACAGGAATGAACTCCAGTGGAGAGCCATTCACTTTCTCTATTGATAATGACCGCAACGACCAACAGAAACTCATCGACACCTTGGTTAAGGCACAGGTGGAGGGATGGAAGGTCAAGATTAAATATCACCAAGTATGGGGTGCGAAGAATGTTTTCAACAATCGCGGTGAGAGTGATTTTTTCGTAGATGATATAATCGTTCTTGATAAGAATTTCTCTAAGATTGGCGATATGGTGAAGGGAACTTCCAAGCCGAGTGCAAGCGTTCCTAAGCGTGACACCATCCTAGTGAAGATAGTTAAGTAACTAATCGCCCTCTCTTCGGAGGGGGCTTTTTATTTATAGCGTATGAAAGAAGAAGATTTAACGAAAGCTATTGAGTTAAAGAAGAAACTCGATAGTGAAAGAGAACTTTTGCAGTTTGCAAATAGCCATTATGATGTGTATTTAAGAGTTAATCTTGAAGAAAACAGCGACCACGGACGTATTCATAACATAGATTACCTTCTCGATAATGATGTTATCAAAGGACTGAGAGCGATGGTTATCGCCAATATCGAGAAGAGAATTAATGACTTACTGGAAGAATTAGAAAAGTTGTAGGCTTATGGGAAGTTTTATAAAAGAGCGTCTTATTTTTGCATACTGCTGGACGCATTCGACCGGTAGATGTAAGGATTGCACTTGTTGTTACACCTTCAAGAAATGTAAGCACTTCGTAAATTCTTTTTGGAAGATACACCGCTACAGGCATTATCACAAGACAAAAGCGAAATATCCATGTACGCTTGTCGAGTTTAGGAAGGGAGTTAGACCATTATTTCGTAAAAAATTTTAGGCTTATGGAAACAGAGAACATTAAGTTCAAGGCTAAACGTCTTGACGGAAAAGGATGGGTTTGCGGATATTTCTACGAAGAGAATGGTAATACATACATCATCGAAAATCGCCAGAAAGAAAGTATGCTGAAACGAAATATCACTTATCAGGTAGACCCTTCTACCGTCTGCCAGTTTACAGGACTGAAAGACTGCGATGGCAATGAGATTTGGGAAGGTGACATTATGAAAAGCCCAAACTTAGAAGAATTAGCCATAATAAAATGGGATGATTCTTTATGTGGTTTTAAATGTGTAGGTGTTATTCGTAATATTTATTATTCTCTTAGTTCTCTTGTTGTATTCGCTAGATGGTATGTCGTTGGCAATAAATTCGATAAGGAGTAGCTTATGGATACAGAAAGATATTATTATGCAGTAGCATCCTTCATGCGTAAGGATGGCAAAATTAGCGTCAGTTCGGTTACGTGTAGTGTTAGAGGGGAAAATGAGAATACTAAGTTCTATCCGCTCATGAACATCATCACGTGTGTGGAAGAGAAATTCGGGGATGATATGGTTAGTGGAACAGTAATCGTCCAGAGCGTTATTGAGATTAGTAAACAAGACTACGATGCTTACAATGAACGCATCGCTAAAATGAAAGAGAAGGATGGAAAGGTTGACAAAGGTAATGGATAAGTATTTGACTGATGCCAAACTGCGTTGGGCACAGGAAGAACTTCGCCGAAAGTTGCAAGATGCAGCTGAACGCCATAAAAGATTGGTGATTCTGAAAGGTAGAAGGTTAGGTTAGTAAAAGCTATAGCGTATGAAAAAGAAAGTATTGACCCTCACCATTGACAAGCAATGGTTCGAAATGGTAGTATCGGGCGAAAAGAAGGAAGAGTATCGGGAGATAAAGCCGTATTGGGTAGCACGATTATTTCACAATAACAGCAATATTGTTGATGTGCGAAATCTTGCCTCGGCTTTGGCAGGGCGAACGGATTTACTTAAAAAATATATTGACGCACAGAGAATTGTGTTAAAACAATATACCCACGTCCTATTCATCAACGGCTACCGCAAGGATAGTCCACGTATCGAAAAGGAGATTGAGAATATTACCATCGGCAAGCCTAAAAAAGGTCTTTGTCCCGACAAGTGGCTTGGTACCGAGTTTTTTATCATTAAATTCAAGTAGCGTATGACTAGTATTAGAAAAGCTAAAAAGCAAATGAAGAAGGCTCGTCCGTATTGGGAAAGTCAAGGTTACAGGTTTAGGCGCAAGGCTAAGATAATCAGGTATTCGTTGAAGTCTTTGCTTGGTGATTATAGCACTAAATGGATATACTACTGCTTTGTGAATATGGATGGGCGAATACAAAATTACTTTCCTATTCGGACAAAGTCAAGAAGAAAGCGAGGTAAGCATGCGAAGAAGATTCTTTAGATTCTTTAAGGCTCGCATTCCTCGCAAGCTAAAGAAGGCTGCTAGGTATGGTATTGAAAGACGTGTATACCCAAAGACTGAAGAGAAGGACACAGCCGTTGGTCATGCATACATCTATACCGAGAATGTTAAGTATGTAATATTAGGTAGACGTACCAAGTGGAAACAAAAGGCACGTTTTAAAATTATAAAAGAATATAAGAAACAACTTGCCTATATGTGGCATAGGCAATACGACCGAATGATAACATGGTAACAGAAAAAGCAGAGCCTAGTGCCCTGCTTTTTCCTTGTCTTCACGTTCTCGTTTCTCGGCTATAGCCTGTCTGAGCCATGCGCCTTTGTTGCGTCCTAGGGATTCACAAAACTCAAACGTTTCTTCGTTTACATGCGTCACAACCCTATAGATGAGTGCAGCTGCGCCCTTGCTCGGTGCTCCGGCTCGCTCTCTGCGGCCACCCCACCCTGGATGCTGACTGACCTTGCATTGCTGAACCTTGCCTTTGCTATTGATGCGGAACTTCATTTTCAGCCGGTCATTTACCCAAACTTCAGCAATTACCGCATCGGGCGTCTGCTGAAGGGTAGATTTGGCGATGCCGATAAGATAGGCTTTATCCTTGAAGAAGGTCTCTGTCTCATCGAGTATCGCCCAATCATCGTAGATTATGATTCTTGCCCTTTCCATATCCTCAACCTAATATTGCCATCAGTATCGTGAATAAGAAGATAAAGAGCACGAACCATTCCTGTTTACTCATAGTTTACCCCCTTTCTTCTTCTCTTGCGATGATAAATTTGAAGTGCTTTAACAACTCTGTGGTCTTCTTTCCAACCAAAAGAAGCTTTAATCACTCGTTTCAGCCAATACATATTTTTACCCTTGTCGGGTCCGAGAAGTATCTTCTTTACAAATCTTGCTTTCATTGCTTACCTCCTTTCTTCTGATAGGCTCGAACCCTACAGATAGCCTTTGCGATTCTGTGGTCTTTGCCTAAGCCATAAGCATAAACCATGATTCGTGGTCTCCAAAAATAGTTTTTCTTTCTACAAAGTATCTTCTTCGCCTGTCGTAATTTCATTTCTTACCTCCTTTCTTGTCGAATTTATTGCCGATAACTTTTAGTTGCCTATTACGCAACATTCTCCCCAAAGTATTTGGGTAGAGAACAGGGTATTCTGTATCGACCAAACTAAAACTAGTGTTGCCTTGATTCCAAACTACTTCATAGATGCTGCCTGTATCCTCGTATTGTCTGAGCAAATCATGCTCATAGATAGGAAATCCGTTACAATCCCGTGCGCCTGTAAATTGGCAGAGGGTGTTGGTGTCTATAGTAGGATTAATATTTCCTCTCGAAAAGAACTGACTATTAGCATAAGGTTTGCAATCTAACCACATTTCTGTATCAATTAGCTTTGCCTTGAAATTGATTTCGCTCATTTCTCCCCTCCTTCCTCGATTACTCCTATCGGTTTGATGTCGTTCACACTTTCATCCTCGGTGAAGAAGGAAACCTTCATCATGTCGCTCACGTAGGCCATAGCCACAACATCTTCATGTGCGTTCTTGATGATACAGATGTCTCCTCTTACCTCGTTCTGCATTTTCAGATACTTCACGGCTGCATCCTTCACCGCCAAAGGATTCATTTTCTTTGTTATCGTCTCACCCGACTGAGGGAAGACGAAGATAAATTCTTGCTTATTCATATTCTTAAAAATCAAATAATTCTAGTTGTACATATCTCTTCTTCGGGAGTAGATTTTCTATTTCCTTCAGTATCTTAGCTGCGCTCTTACAAACAGAACTATTTCGGTTGCGCTCTTGTTCTATCTGTACGTTAAGCCAATGTTTTACCCAATTCAAAGCATGCTCTATGGCATCTTCCTGTGTCTTGAACCAATTCGTGTTGCTGAGGTTAGTTCCAAACGCCCCTCCTCTATCTGCTAGCATGTACGTCACACCATACGTCCACTTTCCTCTAACATAAGCTGTGGATATTTCGATATGGGGGATTCCGCTGCCGATTTCTGTCTTGTCAGGATTCTTGCATACACCGAACTCGTTGAATAGAAATTTCTTTATCATTATTCTACTTCTTTTTCTGTTATTAAAAGCTGCTCCCAAATATACTCGTTCTTTAGGGTAATCTCGAAGAGGGTTGGATGGTCCTCAGAAACCTCATACTCACCGCTAAAGGCTTGCTCGTATGATTCCAATACCTTCTGCTTTTTATCTGCCAACATTTCCTTTGCCTTTGTTTTGGTGGTATAAACTCCCAAAACATTTACCTCTGTGTCGCTATCGTTGCCATAGAGTTCGGTAAATACAAATACTTTCTGTTTCTTCATCTTACTCGCCCTCCTTCTCTTCTATATCAAACGAAACACTTTCCAACTCGCCTGTGCCTTCAAGATGTCCGCTATCGTACATTTCTCTTGCAAGACGTTCAGCGCATTCCGGTGTAATATCGGAATACTCCACCTTGTAGGTGATTCTCTCCACGATTTCTACTACATACTTCTTCATAATCAAATCCTTTCTTTTAAAATTAATACTAGTGGACGGATGGTACGTTGCAACCATCTGTAGCGGCTTGAATACCGCATTCGCCCTATATATATAACAACAACTTCTATTTTATCTTCTCAAGACAAGTGCTCTTGTCTACGCTTACATATCCTCTACAATATCTTCAAAACTCTTCTTCTTAATCTCCATGGAAATCAGACTGCTTATGTCTAGAACTTTCGTTTCCTCGTACTCTCCTCTAGACGTACCGTGAATATAGATGCAGAAACTATCTATCTCGTATCTGTCGCTATTGAACAGAGTATAGCTTGATGTAGGAAAGCGGAAAATGATTCTGCTCCAATCCTTTTTATCCAACAGATTTTTAACAACTGAATTAGTCATACTCGAAATGTTTTGTGAGGGAGATTTCTCTCCCTCGGGTTAAACTTACTCCTTCAACAGACTTTCTACAAGTTCTTCCTTTGTGGCAAAGACGTCTGTGCCCTTGGTGTATGCACTATCACAACCTAGCAAAAGCTTGCAGACTTCCTTGTCTTCGTTCTTCTCAATGATGATGCGTTTAATCGTTTCCTCAACTATCTTGTTATTACGCATGGTGAAAACCTGCTGCCCAACATAGAAGTTGGTTCTAAGATGCGTATTTGCGTGTCTCTGTACGTCCCAATCAGGCGACAATGTCATACAGGCGTACACCTTCTCTCCGTCTGCTAGTGCGGTTGAAACACGTTCAAAGATTTCTTGCTCGGTTGGCTCACATTCCACCTCGTTTCCCTCTTCGTCTTCTCTCATGATGGTGTAATCATAACCATTGCCTTGCTTGTCTGAAAGGTAAAATCCAATTTCCTGTGCCTTCACTACGTCTTGGATATTCTCTACCTCAACACCTACCATGTGACCAAAAATATAAATTGCATTGTTTGTATTCATAATTTTATCCCCTATAATTTAAATTGCTCCAAACTTCTTTGATAAATAATATCGGAAAACGATTGCTTGTGCCCTTGATATGGCGATACGTTCTCCTTTTGTGGCCTCCTCGTTGCTGAAAGCTAGAAGGAGGTCACTTAACTTCTGTAAATCATCTGCGCTCATAGTCTTTACTTGTTAATGACTTTAGCATCATAAGTTCTGCCGATAATCTCGTCTATCTTTGCTTGCTGCTGATAATCTGTGCAGTCGGCAAAGTTCTCCTGTTCCTCATAAAAACGTGCTGCATTCTTCAGCTCATGGAGTGTTGCTTGGGTGTAGTCCTTGTTAGGATCAACTTGCCTAAGGTTCTCACATGTCTTGCAATACTCGATGAAGTCTACTAGCAAAGATTTCTCCTCGCTCTTGCTCTGCTGCATTCCGGCTCCCATAAGAGGTAGGGCAACTATCGTTGCCACTACCAAAACTATCTTAATTCTCTTTTTCATATCTTTATTGATTTAATTTCTTGTTTATCTCTTCTAATGTCTTATATGTCTCCGGAAACAACTCCAAATGTGCTGCCATGAAGACTGCGTAACCAACTGCCTTTGCATAGGCTGATGTTGTTGTTTGGTAGAGTAACGCTCTGATTGCGTCATACTCCTCGTCTGTAAGTTCTAACTTAACCATATTACTCGTCCTCCATGTCTTTTGCTGCTCTCAGCCTGTAGCCTGTAAGACTGCCGACCAAGAAGATTAATACATAAATTGTGATGTCCATACTCTAACATGTTTTTGCTTGTTATTTATTTCGTTTACTGCTGACTGAACCAAAAGGCTTGAAACCTCGGTTGGCTCGTCTATAATATCAACAAAAGTGACTTCCTTCGTTTCGTTGTTCAGAAACTCCACATAGTCTGGATTTAGACGTTTATACACTATATATTCCACTCCGTTGATTTTTGTGGTAATGGTGTCATGGTCTTCTCTGAGATAGTCGCTTATCTCGTTGATTAGTCTCCAATACTCTTTCAAAGTTAAAATTTTCTTCATCATATTGCTAATATCTTAAAATCTTTTTAATTACTGCGACTGCGAGAATATCATTAGCGGTTATAGGTCTAGGCTCTGTTATGCTTTCTGCCCATGCTGCACCGCCAAAATACCAATGTTCTCTCCTCCATTCCTCACAAAACTTCTCGGCCTCCCAACGTGTAGGAAACTCCTTTTCTCTCATTTCCGAGTGCGGTCTGCTGCCATACTCGTAATGTGCAATGTGATGTACTTTCATATCAATTTCCTTTCTTTTAATTGTTATGAATTATAAAAATTAATTGGCTCATAATCTCTGTTTCTGCAATCGTTTCCTTCTTCATGATAAGGGCATTTATTGTCTTTCTTATAGTAACTGCCAAGGCGGTCATTCATACCCATACTAGATACTACAAGTCGATTGCATTTGCCATTTCTGAATGCAAATCTGCAAGATAAACAAATATTCTCTTCCATTTCTGTTTCTTTATTAATTGTTATACTTGTGCGGTCTCACGGCTTGAACGTGATGTGCTCCTCTATTCGCTGACCGCTCCATGTTACTTCTTGCCAAAGTTGAAGATTCTAACGAACTGATAGAAGGTTTTGTGTCCTACAAGGTGAAACAAGTCTTCAAAGATGTACTCCTTGCATTCCTTTGTTCCTTCTCTGTACACATCTTGCATCTGCTTTGCAGTCATATAACCGCTAGTAAGCCATTCGAAGAATAATGCCCCTAAACTCTCATAGGCGTTGTTCTTATCATAGAACTTCTTCTGCTGCTCGTAAGTTTTGTTCTTTCTCATAATCGTATTATTTATAAATTAACTTTGCCTTAATCTCGTTGTACTCCTTCAGTCGCTTGTGCGTCATAGGACAATCCTTGTGATTTGCGATAATCTCCTCTAGAAGGATAATTCTGTCGTTAATAGCTGATGTGATATTGTATATCTCATCGCCCGAAAGTGTTATTGTCTTCTCCATAATCGTTTATTTTAATCTTGTTATTATTGCTTTTATGATAATCTCACAACTTTCTGTTGAATACTCACTCTTACGCTCATAAGACGTGTAATAGTTGTCGTATCTGTCCTTGCTGCGTCCAACATACTTGTAACCTTGCTTTTTAAGGCTTTGTTTCAGCATTTCAAGTTCCTTGTCGTTAAGGTACTCCGTGCATATTGGCTCCATTGTTACTCTGTCCGCATATCTTTCGATTCTGCGGTATTCTACGAAATTAATTGCTGCCATAGTCTTATTTTAATTTTGTTATTGTTACTAAGTAGATAACTTCACGTTCCGAGTTAGATAACTCCTCAGCCATGCGCTCATACCTAGTGTAATAGCGTCCGTGTGTATCTTTGAAACGTCCTACGTACTTGTAGCCAACTTCCTTGTTAGCTTGTTTTGCGATTTTTACTACATTCTCGCTAAGCACTTTTGTGAAACCTTCATACCGAAATGTATCTCCGTTTGTTTTTCTGATAGTGCTGTACGTGTTTACCAAATATTTTCCCATAATCTTTTGTCTGTTTGGCGTGGGGAGGGCGCTTGCGCCCGTGGGGGCGCTGCCCCCTTATCTCCCCACATTGTTACTTACCATTCCTTACTCATTTCATACACCCAAAGTCTCCCTTCATGATGCCAAGCGTAATGTTCTGCTTGCCACCTTTTATTGAATTGAGCGATAATCTTTGGTTCTTCCTCGGGTTCTGAGAATTCCTGTACTACGATATACGTCTTCATGCCCTTGTTTTCTTCGTCTTTGAATACTCCAAAGTACTCTTCATAGTCTTTGAACACAAGAACTTGTACTTCCTTTCCTTTGTACGTTACAGGAAACTTCCCGATAAACTCGTCGTCTCCCCAATACTCTTTGATATACTCGTCACTATCCTCGTATATACAAGGCATTATGGTTCTTTCTTCATCGATTTCGAACTTGTTGCCCTTGTGATAAATTAGGCTACAAGCGATATAATCTGCTAACTTTGCCATAGTCTTTAATATTTATAGTCGTACAACTGAGCGATTACGCTATCGTACAGGTCTCTTGTCTTCTCAACGCTGCTTTCCTTCCAATGAAATGGATTCTCGTTTGCAGTTCTTCTAATTACGTTGGCTAATACCATAGCATCAGCCTTAGTCAATTCTAATAAACACATCTTTGTTGTTTCCATTGTCGTTGTTGTTAAAATGTTATACATACAAAGTGCAGGTGTACGTTTGCGCCCAACGTTCACAAGTTACATGTGACCTAACTCCCTTCGTTTAACGTCCGTGGGTTGACGTGTTTCGATGTTTCTCTAGTCTAACACGACTAGCGTTTTTACATCTTGCGTGATGAGTGTTTGAGACTTCTTTGTCTTGTTGCTTTGAGAGTTGCAACTAACTCGGTGTACGATGTCCTCGGTGTTTTGCCTGTATCATCCTCAGTGTTTTGCCTACTTAACCTATTTGTATAGCGTTCGTTACTAGCCAAAATCTCTAAATGTACCATTGCTACGCTTGAGAAATCAAACCAACTTGATTTCGGGTGCAAATTTAAGCAAAACTTTAATATCTTCCAAACATTTTATAAAGAAATGCTTAATTTTTAACGCTTATTAATCAAGCGCTACTTTAATTTCACAGATATTAAGTAAAGATATGCTTTATTTTTCGTATCTTTGCACCCAATTAATTAAGAACAACTTTATTATGGTACAGATACATTTAAAAGAGATTTTGAAAGAACGTGGGAAAACCAACAAATGGCTAGCCACAGAACTAAATGTTACCGAGGTAGCGATAAGCAATATTGTACGTGGAAAGAACTATCCAACGTATGATTTATTGGAACGCATGGCAGAATTGCTAGAAGTCAAGTTGTCAACTCTTCTAGGTGAGGAACCTTTAAAGGTTGTTGATAACTCTAAGGAGTTTGCAGCATTCGTGAGATATAAGGGTATTCATTATACCGCTGATACATTAGAGGAATTCTTTAAACAAGTTGATGAACTAAAGATTATAGCAAGATGAAGAAAGGATGTTGTATAGCTTTCTCTATAGGCTTTATTCCCTTGGCTCTGCTATTCTGGGGATTGCTTAAAGATGTGGAGGAAAATGGCGCAGTTTATGGTTTGCTAGATATAGCGGAGGGAGTTCTCGTTATATTTGTGATTATATTAGTACTGGCTTTATTTGGGTTGTTCGTTGGGTATATCCCTCATAGGGCAGATAAATATGTAAAGAAACTGCCAACGTGGTTGCAAAATTTAATAATTGTAGCTTATACAGGGTTAGTTCTATACCTTGCCTATTTATTCGTTAATGGTGTTGGCTCTTCGGAAGAAACCTATAGAAACTATAAGTTTCAAAAGAAGTTTGAGCACAAGTATGATGTAGATTTCTAGGGCGTCAGCCCCACATGGCATGGGGAGGGCGCTTGCGCCCGTGGGGGCGCTGCCCCCTTATCTCCCCCGAGGATTCTACTCCCTCACCCATGAGAAGAACACACAAGAGAGAGAAGAGAGAACAGAGAGAGTACAGGGAACCACACAACCAAAGAAAACAATTTCCCTAACTAGGAAAAAATATTTTCCCAACTAGAAAAATAAAAACCGCCTAAATCGTCCTCAAAAAGCCTTAATTCTAGATGAGCGCATTATCCGGCACAAAACCATGAAATCTACGAAAAACCCACAAAATCGGCTCTAAAACGCTTGTAAATGGCTCTTAAACGGCTCAAAACTTGCGAATTTGGGAGAAATCCCGACCAACTGCCCGAAAATCGCAAAAATCGGCAGAAATGAGCGAGTTTAGCGTTGATTGTGGGTGAAAAACATTCAAGAAGGTTGAATGCGCCTAGTTAAAGTTTGCTAACGAACTCCTTGCGTGCGTGCGTACCTATTAATGCAAAACCCCTTTTTTGTTTGCAAAGAATCTTCTTTTATGAAATAAGAACTTTCTTTACAATTTGCTTTTATTCTCCATTGGGAGTGATTGAAACTAACTTGCTTATAATTAATCACTTGTCTTTTCTTTACAATAATCACGTTTTCTTACAAAATGGGTCTTCTAGAGGGCGAAGTTGGAGGAGGAAAAGGGGTGAGTTGCGCCCCGAGAAAGAAATTGGTGGGATTTTGGGCGATTTTGAACGAGGTTGGAACACGGCAAAACGAACCTTCAAATATTATATATTTGCCCTCGAAACATCAAATAATTGCAATTATGACGGAAATATTATCAAAAATCCCAAAGCATTTGACCTCTTGCCCTGTACTCACGGACAAAAAGGAGTGGATATTAGGCGCTGCTGCCTTGGCTGGCGGTGTTGCGTCTTCTCTCTTCGGTGCTAACAAGGCGAAGAAGGCAGCTAGAAGGGCACAAGCGGAGAACACGTACAGAACGAACGCTGAGAAGGCTTGGTACGAAAAGAACTACAACACGGACTACCTTGACACGAAAGCAGGACAGAACCTCATGAGAAGGGCGAAGGAAGTACAGGACGAGTACGTTCGCAAGGCTGATGGTGCTGCAGCCGTTGGCGGTGGAACTGCTGCAAGCGTGGCGATGGCGAAGGAGGCGGCTAACAAGGCTATGGGCGACACGATAGCCAACGTAGCGGCACAGGACACGGCTCGCAAGCAGCATGTGGAGGATGCTCACCTTCAGAACACTCAGCAGTTGTCTAGAGAACGTCAGCAAATCGAGCAGCAGAAGGCGCAAGCCACTAGCGATGCGGCTCAAAATGCGTCCAATGCGATGTTCAATTTCGGTGTGAACCAAGTGGGTTCAGAACTCGAAGGTGCTAAAGGGGTGAAAACCAACGACTTAGCAAATTCCAAACCAACACTTGATAACACAAATGTATCACAGATAGCCGAAGGACTCTCATACAAGACAAACCCTAGCGGTTTTATCAACCCTTCAACTACTAGTGGACACACGATGTTGGATGATGCAGTTGGGGAACTCAACAAGAGGAAACCGAACGTACCTCACGTTGGGGCGTAGACAGCTAGAAGGTGGAGCGGATGAGCGACAGGCAAGGTGGACGAGGCACAACAGGCGACCCCAAGACCCCCACCCCCTTTGACCACCGTTGCAAATTATAGTAGAATAATACAAATAAAGAAATTCTGCCCCCCACCACCCCCTTTTTCTGGATTTCGGTTTTCCGATTTTCCCCACCCTTGAATTTTCGGGAAGTGTTAACAATATTAAATATTATAGATTATGAATAGAACAAAGATTATTCTGTGTGGTAGAAAAGAATACGAAAGGTATACTAGAGCTTACATAAACAGAAAGCCTTTTATAAAGAACCTCCCGAAACTAAAGAAGGGAACATGGAATATGGCTCATGAAGATGAAGCCGATAACATTCCCTTCACATTTGAGGAATTAGTGCATTTCTCAATAGAAATGTTCAAGAAAAGTTAAACATTAAAACAAAATAGATTATGACATTAGAAGAAGCAAAGAAGATATTGGAGAAAGAGTTTGCAGTGATTAGTCTTCACAAGTCAACAGAGCCATTTGAGTTTGACGAGAGTGGCTGGATTGAGCATGAGAAGCCTTCTGTGCTTGAAGCTTTCCGTGTTTTATCCAAGGGAGGTTATTATATATCCATCAGCGGACATGATTACAATATGCGTGAGAAACGTTTGAAGAAGGAGTACGAAGAGAATACCAAGGCTCCCGGTTCTTCTGAGAACCGCATCAAGGAATATTCTGGCGTAAACCCTGCCCTTGCAGAATCAGCCTCCCAGTTCAACGATGCCTTGTTGGATGAGCAGGGAAAGAAGATTAAGCGTCTCGGCAAAGAGATTTCCCGACTCAATGGCATCATCCATGACAAGAACGAGGAGATTAAGCGCAAGACCAAGGGTTGTTGCGAGTTGGTTGCAGAGAATGTTGATTTGAAGGAAGATCTTAGAAATACTGAATCATTGTTGCATGACACAAGGGAAGCCAATTCCAGAAACCTTGATACGTGTTTTAAGAATGAGGACTTAATCGATGAATTAAAGAAGAAGCTGGCTGAAAAGACAAAATTGGCAAAGAAATATGCCAAAGAACTTTCCGATTCTTCTTTATGCTTGTGCAAGTTGGAGAAGCAGTTGAAAGATAAGAACGCTGTTTTGTCTGACGTTGCAGAGGAACTTCGCCTTACAAAGATTCGTGAGAAGAATCTTGCCGAGTTAGGTCTGAAATATGTTGGGGAGAATGAGAAGTTGAAGAAGAAGCTTGCAGACAAGATTGTTGACGAGATTGATACTCGGGCTTTGAAGAGTGCCGAGAGTGCTCTCGCTTATAAAGAGAAGGTGATTGCAGAGAAGGACGAGGTAATTGCCGACTTGGGCAATGAACTGGCGGCTACCAAGAAGGAGTTGGAGGAGAAGACCAAGCAGGTTGAAACAGTTCGCAAAGGTTCTAAGGAGTATTGCGAATATGGTATTTCGGCTGAGAAGATGATCCGGAAGATGGCAAATGTTATAGTTTATGGAAAACCAGTCTCCTCAGAAGACTTCAAAGAATATCGTCGTTGGGCGAATGGCTACAGATATAACCCTCAGCTGTATGATTTTATAGAGGAAGAGGAGAAGAAACTTGAACATGCAAAGAAAATTAGAGTTTCTTCTGATAATGCAGAGGAAGGCGCAGACCTTTATGGAGTAATTGTATTGCGTGACAAGGATTATATTGATGCACTAAAGAAAGCAAAAGACACAGACATATGGCAGGAGTAAATAATCAGAATACGCAGCAGCCTAGGAAGAAGCCGGTAACTATCGGTGGCTATCCTGAGGCTGTGCATGACCTGATGAGGGCGAAATATCCCGATTATGATCAGGTGATGAATGGAGGCAATGGAGGTGCCGCGGGGGTAAATGGCGGTACCGCGGGGGTTAACTTCTTCGGGAATGGAGGCGGTGCTACCGGTAAGTTTGAGGCTCAGCCTGCTCAGACTGGCGCAGCACCTGTTACAGACTTCACCCAGATGCCTAAGCAGGAAGAGTTCGTTCCGCAGGGAAGCGGTAATGCAAACCCTTCATTGGGACCAGTACAGACTCCTTACATGGGCGATGCAGCAGAGAATACTCCCCAGCCTCAGAGCAATTTTGAGGGAATGCCGCAGCCTTCTACAGGTTGGAATGCTGACGGAACACCTCGCTATGATACGCTTTCTACAGCTCTGAGCGGCTTTCAGATGCCGCAGGAACAGCAGGTTCCAGAGTTTGAGGCTGATCCTAAGCAGAGGGATGGCGGCTTTTACAGTTGGCTCGGCAAGGTTATTCCTAAGAGCAGACCGGGAATGCGTGAGGGCGAGACTCCTGATGAGTATGACCGCCGAATCACTACCAACAGAGAGCGTATTGCAGCCTTTGCCGATGCTCTTCGCCACATGGGAAATATCATCAACACTTCGAAGGGTGCGCCTCTGCAGGTGTTCAACGACCCTACTGCCATGATGGAACAGGGGTATCAGAACCGCAAGGCTCAGAGACAGAAACAGGCTGCCATTGATGCGGATGCTGCCTATAAGCAGTCAAACCTCAGCTTGAAGCAACGTGCAGCAGAGGCACAGAGAGCGTATCAGCAACTTCTTCTTGCCCAAAAGAAGGACGATCTGGAATGGAGAAAAGAGATAGATCAAAGAGATTTTGCCTATAATGCAGGTCAGGATAAAATCGAAAATCAGATTAAGTTATGGGATCGTGAATTAAAGGAGAAGGGCTTTGATGAGAAGAAACGCCATGACCTGATTATGGAGGCTATTGCTAAACTCCGAGTCAACAAGAGTGGTTCTAGTGGTGGGCGGTCAGGCAGAGGCGGTGGTAGCTCGTCTGCTAAATACATAACTTGGGATGCAAATGGCAAGCCTCATTACGCATCCAACAAGACCATGTATGAAAACAATGAAGCCTACTACAATGGTATTACTTCTGGCAATTCATCTACTTCAAGCAGTAAGGAAGTGCTCCATAAGGATGGCTCTACTACAAAAACCACTAACAGACAAAGTGGTTCTTCTGTTGCGCAAAGAGCAGGAACGCTGCGAAGACAGAGAGAAGAAGCCAGAAAAAGGGCTTCCAAATCTGGAGGAAAGTCTTCTGGTGGAAAACTGGGAGGAAAGAAATATCATTAATAGATTAAACATATAATAAGATATGGAAGATAAATTATTAGGTCTGTATAACGATTTCAAGAATGCAGGATTGTTCAAAGACACCAAAGACTATGGTACTTTCAGACAACGTATGCAGGGTCAGGGCTACCAAGCACAAATATATAAGGTGGCCAAACAGAATGGTGCTGACGTTGGGCAGTTCTGGCAGTTCCAAAGAAACTTCGGATTGGGCAGATGGGCTGGCGGCTCTCGTCAGTCTGTTCATCCAACAAAACCTTTGACAACAGCACAGCGTGCCGGTCAGGTTGCGCAGGAGTACAAAAAGAAACTTCAACAGAAGAGTGGCGCTTACAAGGAAGGCGCAAACTTTGTCCAAGCTAACGGATATGAAGGTGAGAGTCTTGGAGATTTGATCGGGGATGCTTGGGAAGGAGTGAAGAGCGTAGGTAGAAAGATTGGAAATAGCGTTGCCAGCCACATAGGGGACTACGGAGGCTCTGTAAGAACAGCAGCAAAGCAGGTGAATCCTAATTATGGTGCGAAACCTAGCAAGGAAACGCATCAAGTATTAAAGAACTGGGATGTGCTAACCAAGAAAGATAGTCAGCTTACGCCTGCTGAGCGTGCAGTTGCCAGCAATATGCGTACTCGCATGCAGAGAGCACAGGAACAGGCTGCACGTCAGGAGCAGCAGAGAACTACCCCTATCACACGAAGCAGAATCACTCCAGGTGCGAATGACTATAATGAAACGATGCAGCAGCTTTCTACTCCTGAGGCTAAACAGGCAAGGATCAAACAGCAACATGAGGACGATTTGAATCAGATGGCTTATCAGGGCGTAGGCCAGAATCTGGGTAAGGACATCTTTGCAATGACGGATAAGGCTATTGATTTGGCAGAGCAGTCAAGCAAGGACTTCTTCAAGGGTGCAGAGGATGCTCTCGGCTTCTCCAGACAGTATGATCCACGTGTCCAGAAGAGCATCGCCGACGCAGCTGATATGAGAAAGAGCACAGAAACTATTCAGCGGGGTTTGCAGATTGGTTTAGCAGACAAGGTACAGGAATACTTCTCACGCCCAGAGATTCAGAAGAACGTGATGGATACTGCTGAGAAAATGAATATCAGTCTGGAAGAGGCGGTGCAGAAATACTACATGCCTAATCTGATGCAATACGCAAAGGATGCTGTAGAACAGAGACAGCTGGAGAAGGTTCTTCCACAAAGCTACTTTGATTATCTTGGAAAAAACTTGTCTAATAATATTGTAGGCATGATGGTATCTAATGGTAGGTATTCTAAAGAAGAACGACAAAGAAGACAAAGAGCATTGGCTATTTCTGAGGGATTTGAAGAGGCTCCTCAGATGGTAGGACATGAAACAAAATATTATAAAGCTGGCATTCTTGCTAGGGCTAGCGGAACAGGCTTAAACATGCTTGCAGATTCTCCATTCTTTGGGGTTGGAGGAACAGCAGCGGATATGGCAGTAAACGCTGGTTCTAGAATATTGGCAAGAGGTCTTGAAAAGGTTGGATTGAAGACGATAGGCAAGGTTTTGACTCCAAGAGAAATGGCTTTCAAGGCAGCCAATATGAGTACAGCGCAGAAGATTGCGTCTGGTCTCATGACCGGTCCTGCTAAATCAGCCTTGAATCTCGGCAGCTATTCTTTCCTTACTGGTGGATTGCAGCAGATTTCTACAGGCGATGATTCTTCTCCTGCAGCTGTAGCATTGGCTGCAATAGAAAGTGGAGTCCACGGAATGAAGACAGGTGCGATGTTTGGTTTCTCAGGTAGCGTAATGCACCCTTGGGTTTCTAAATACGGAATTACAGGGTTAGAAAGAAATGCAGAGCAGAGATTTATTCATGGTGCTCAGAAAGTTGGTGCGACCGCCGCAGGTCTCGGAGTTGAAGCAGGAACCATGATGGTTGCCGACCATTTGCAGGATGATAAGGAAATGTCATTTGCTCAATGGCTGGAGGATGGAGTTACTGTTATGGCTTTCAAACTTGGAGAGCCAAGAAACTACAAACATGTAGGCAGCATTCTTCACGGTCTTACACACAATACAAGCAAGACACCTATTACTCTTACCAAGGATGAGCGGAACGAGCTGATTAATTCTACATCTGGCAAGAATCTTATGGACGCTTTCCTTGACGTTAGCAAGGCTTCAAGAAAATCACCTATGTATAAATCCGTATACAAGGACTTTATGGCTGACCCAGAGGTCTCTCGTTCTACTAAAGAGAAGGTGAATGCTGCACTTGGAATGCCTAGCCAGAATTACAAGATTTCCCAACGCTCGGTGAACGATGTAAAGAATAAGCAGATTCTTGAATACGCTAGCGATGGAACACTTCTCACGCGTACCTCTTATAAGAATGCGGAGGAGCGCAGGGATATTCTGTACCGTCAAAAGACAGACCGTGACAATATGCACGTCTTGAATCTTGTAGGAATAGCAAAGTTGAGAGGCAGACAGCTTATTGATGATGATGGTAAAGTTTCGAGAATCGCAGCGGATTTCTTGCAGGGAAAAGGTTACGATATTAACAAAGAAGCGACAGACCCAAAGAATGCGGAAATGATTGCAAACTTGCAGAATCCAAAACATGAACTTTATTTGGATTGGATCAAGTATGCTGATGAGCACAACCAGTTTACAGGTATTGACGCTAGCATTAATGAAATCCTGAAAAAGCATCCGTTGAAACGTACAGACGAGGAGGTTGCTAAGCTGAAAGAATATTCTCAGAATCTTGAAGCGCAATTATTCCCTGCTAACAAGCTTCACCCAGAAGAGTCTAATAATCAAGGTAGAAGTGTTGCTGAGGACAACAACATTGGAACCGAGCAGCCGAACGGTGAAGCAGTAAAGCAGGAACTGAACGGACTGAGACAGGCTGAGGCTGAAATGGATGCGCTGATTCGTGACAACGATGTATTCAGCCAGAACTTCAAGAAGTTGCAGAGTCAAGGCTTGACGAACCCCCAGATTTATGACTGGATGGTTCAGCAGGGCGGTTTGACCGTAGAGCAGCTTGAACCATTTGCCCATTATATTAATGCGAACGCTAGAGTGGAGGGTATGCAGGAGGCTACCAAGCAGAAGATTGAGGAGACCGTATCAGTCTTTGCTCAGGATTGGAGCTATCACGGAACATTGAACGGTCAGCCAATGAATGGCGAGCAGGCTCTGTATGTTCAGGACAGCAGCGGAAGAACACTTCTTGTTGGTTCGGGTGATGTTGCCTTCGACCAGACTACAGGTAGAGCCAAGGAAGGCAGCGGTGATATGCTCGTCTGCCTAGATCCTAATACAAAGGAAATGGTTTATGTGAAGGCAGATGAGGTTACTCTGTTCCAAAATCAGCCTATCGACCAGTTTGCTGCAGAATATCGTCAGAGATTACAGATGAAGAACTCTGAGCCTTACAATCAGGCGGCACAGGAGCAGGCGATGTTGGATGCTGCAAAGCCTCAGCCAAAGGAGCAAGAGGCACCACAAGATAATACCACAAAATCGGAAGATAGTACCACAAAAGAGGGTGATTTAACAAAAGTTGATACCACATCGGGCGAAGATAATACCACAAATGAGAACTTAGCACCACAAGAGCAGCCTCAGCAGGAAGGTGAAGGTTTGAAGTTTAAGGACGGGACATCAGTTCCTGTTGATGCAAACGGAGAACCTGATTTCTTGAAAATGACTCCAGAACAGGGGGCTGAGGTCTATAAGATGCTGTTTGAGGAAGATGCGCCAATGCAGATTGATAGCGACATCAAGACCTTGGAGAAAGACTTGGAGAAGGTAAAGGCTTCCAAGTATGAAGGTGCTTCTGTTATGGAGAGAGCCGCAGCTCGCAAGAAGGTGAAGGAGGCTATTGCCTTAGCAGAGGCTCAGGTGGAGAAAGCCAAGGCTATCAAGGCGGCCATGGAGAAAAAGCCTGAGGCAGAGAATACTGGTGTAGGCACGGCTGAAAACGCAGGACAATATGAAAAGGAACGTCAGCAGGGCTACCGTGAAGGTGAAGGTGGCGTTATCTATCATCGCCAGAAGCCAGAGGAAGTTGGCGGCATACGAGGCAAGGAAGTAACAGTAGCCTTCTCCCCTACCGAGAAAGTTGCAGGTCATGTTAAGCTGGTTGAACTTGATACGGTTCAGGCTAGCCACAACAATGGTCAGTTGAATCTTCTTCATTTCGGTCCAGACTGGCAGCCTAAGGATAGGAGCAGTCAAGCATCAAGAGTTGAGGCTGAAAAGATTGCAGGCAATATTGACCCAGAACAGATTACAGGCAGTAACAACGCCTTCATTGGTTCGGCTCCTAGCGTAAACGAAAGACACGAAACCATCCAAGGCAATAACCGCGTGGATGCTTTGAAGGAAATGTATGCCTCCCATCCGGAGCAGGCAGCCAAATATAAGCAATGGTTGATTGACCACGCTGCAGAGTTCGGCTTGAATGCAGAGGACATCAAGAAGATGAAGAAGCCTGTGATTGTAAACGAGTTGCCTGTGGATGATGCTACAGCAAAGAAATTGGGTCAGATGATGGCTAGCGGATTTGAGAGTGGTGGTAAGCGCATTCCTGAAATTAGTGCCACCATCAACAAGCTTGGTGATAAGATGGAGAACCTTGCAAACGTTCTTCTTTCTGAGGGAACTCTAGGCGAAGATGCAAAACTCAGCGACCTGATTAACCAGAACTCCAAGAGGGCTTTGGAATTTCTCAATAAGAACGGATTCATTGACAATACGGAGTATGAGAATCTGGCTACCGATGTTGTTACCAGAAGACAATGGTTAGAGAGTGTATTGAAAGCAAGTCTGTTTGACGGAAACAAAAAGACAGAAGCAGCATTTAATACATTGCCAGGAAACGCTCAGAAGGCTGTATTGGCTACCTTCATGCGTGATAGAAACAGCAAGGATGAGGATAGAATCAAGGAGAATATTCAGAAGTCATTCGAGGCTTACAACGAACTGAACCAGATTGCAGGTTTTAAAAATGCTAAAAATCTAGAGCAGGCAAGAGCAGCAATACAGGCAGAACTGTTAAAAGGTTATAATAATGTGTTCGGAGAAGCACCAATTCGAGAAAAATATACTAAATTTGAACTCGAATTAGCAGCATTATACAAGGGCTTGAAAGACCAGAAGAGCCTGACAGGATTGTTTGGCAAGTTCTACGATGCCGTTCAGGGCAAGGTGGGAAAGGAACTGGATGCTTTCAGTCAGGAAAATTCTGAGCCTTTAAGTAAGGACGAGGCTATAGAAAAAGTCTTTGGAATTAATAACAAACAAGAAAATGACAGACGAAGAGAAACTGAATCTCCTTCTGAATCTGGAGGAGGAAATGGGGCTGAACCAGCAGGAGACAGAGCAGCAGGATCAGAACCAGAACCAAATCGAGGAGTAAAAGCTAAGGATGAAGACAAGCCAAATTCTGCAGGCTTTACTCCAAAGGAAATTAGAGATCATCAGGAGAAACTTGATAGAGCTAAGGAGAAATATGTAAAGGCTTTAAGTGAAGCAAAGAGCGAGAAGGAAATCAAAGCAGCAGAAGATGAATTTGAGTTTGCGTATAAAGACCACCAGAACATGAACGGTGTTCTTGACGAGGCCTCTGTGGCTGACATGTGGGAAAAAGAACTTAAATCAGCAAAGGATTCTATCAAGAAAGATTCCAAGGAACCATCCGCAGATCCGATGGAAGGTTTGAAGAATGCTGCTGACGCATTTCATGAAGAGCAAAAGCAGAAAGGCGAGTTTGCCATGAACTTGAAGATTGGCAAGGCTCGACAAGATTATGCTGCTGCCAAGGAAAGCGGTGATACCGAACAGACCACCAAGACCGCTAAGGTATTGAAGCATCTTTTAGACGATAAGTTGAAGCAAGAAGGTAAAGGTCTTGCAGAGAGACAGAAGATTATCGCCAAAGAGATAGGAAAGGCTGAGGCTGAAATAATCGACAAGCCTTGGGAACAGATGGACTTGGAGGAACGAGAAGCAGTTTCTTCAAAGAACCCTCTCACAGAATCAGAGATTAATGAACTGACCTCTGAGGAAAATAAAGAATTAATACCTGCCGCACTCGCATATTTGCGTGGCGACAAGGGTAATATCATTAACGCAATATCTTACTTTAAAATTTGGAACGATGTTAGAAATCGACATGAGAATGTTTCCGACAATAGCGGAACAGAAAACGGAACACAGTTGGATGCTGCCGATACTGCAGGCGGCGAAGGATTGGGACTGGGACGAGGACGAGAAAGCGGAAGATCTGATGGACCAGTGGATAGAGGAGCAGGCAACGAAGCTGCACCCGGAGAGCGAAATGGCAGAGAGAGTAATCAGAACGACACTACTCTATCTGCTGGAGAACAAGGCGATAAGCAAGGTGAAGGAAATCCATCCGGAATGGGCGCAGTACCTGCCGGAAGTTCTAACACCAACGGAGGCAGTTCAGCTGGCAGAAATGGAAATGTATCTGGAGGAAGCGGACGTGAAAGCAGCAACAGACCTGCTGACACGAATGCAGGACGGAAGCCTACAGCCAAGCAAGGAACTACTTTCCCAGATAGCACAGCAGAACGGCTAAAACAGGAAAGAGCTGACTACGAGAATAAGAAGAAAGACTTCTGGGCTAGATGGAAGAAGGCAGGGCAATCTTGGCATAGCCTTGCCCTGCCTCCTTTCAAGAAGCTCAACCTTACACCAGAGCAGATAGAAATGCTGCCTGAGTTGGTAAAGATGCACCTTAACGGTGCCGTCTTGAAAATCAAAGAGGGTATCTACAAGTTCAACGAGTGGAAAGCTGCCATGCTTGCCGAGGAAGGCGAGGAGCTGAAAATGATAGGTCTTAGTGATGAAGATATTGACAGATTCATTGAAGACTATTGGAACACTCCTTACGAAATGGATGGTGAGACCCATACAATCAGGGAGTGGAGCAGCATCTATGGAAACCAGCAGCTGAAAAAGAAGCTCAAAGAGCCTCTTGAAGAGAAGTATAAGAGACAGATGGAAGCCGAGCCAATCGAAGTGAAGGTGGGCGACATGAAGAACATTGAGGAGACTTTGCCTTATCTCTTGCCTCAGCAGCAGGAAGATGTATTGAAGGCTGAAACTCAGTTCTTCGGAAAGGAACACACAGACCGTGAGCACGCTTACGGTAAGGGCTATCTGTTTACCAATGGTACTGGTACAGGAAAAACATATACAGGTCTTGGAATTGCTAAGCGATTGGCTAAGCAGGGCAAAGGCAGAATACTCTTTATTACTCCTAGCCAGAAGAAGGTTTCCGACTGGATAAAGGACGGAAAGAATCTTGGCCTGGATATTAAGGATCTTGACTCCTGGGCGAAGGAACGTGGCACAACCGCTACTACCGAGAGTGGAGAAGGAATGGTAATCACTACATTTGCAAACTTTGGTCTGAATAAGAAACTTCTTGAAACAGAATGGGATGCCGTTATCTATGACGAGTGTCACCGTATCATGGAAAACAAGAAGGGTACTGAAACAGCCAGAAGTATGCAGCACTACATGGTTACCAATCGTGACGAGAATCATTGTTTTCAGAGATTGCAGAGCATCAACCCTGAGTATCAGAAGATGAATGGTGCTGCTGAAAAGTTCGATGCGTTGAGACTAAAGGAAATCGAACGCATAAAGAAGGAGTACAAGAACAGCCACCCAAGTGCTACAGGCAGAGATGTGGATAATGCTACATTAAAGAGCCTTCCTAGAGATTTGAACAGCTTTGCCCCTGCCGACGGAATGACTTTCCCTAAGCTTGGAAAAGCATATCAGGATTTCACCAAGGCAAGAGATGCATATAATAAGGTAGAGCCTAAACTGAAAGAACAGGCAAAGGATTCGTGGAAAAATACAAAGACCATATTCCTCTCTGCTACACCTTTCAATACTAGAGAGAATCTTGATTATGTCGAAGGCTACATCTTCAAATACCCAGAAACAGACGAGAGAGGAATGGCAGGAAGAACCCAGTTCTATCTTAATCACTTTGGCGCAGCATACAAGTTCCGCTACCATCGTCTGGAACAGAGTATCAGTAACCCGGATGCCGTAGCAAAGCAGGAGGTAGCCTTCTCTGATTACTTACAGAACACACTTGGCACGATGAGCGGAAGAATCATAGATAGTCCTTATGATTACTCTAGGGACTTCCCTACCGTATCTTCTGATCATGCCGAGAGTTTCAATAATGCGGTGCAGGACACGTTGAAGACAAAGTATCTGCATGATGCGTACAGCAAGACAATCGGTGATTACAACTATGGTAATGCCCTTTTCGAGACGATGAAAGTGTCTGCTGCCATTGACAGAATCAAACAGCACTTGGATTTGGGTAGAAAGGTTGTTATCTTCCATCGCCGTGTAGAGAGCAAGGAACCTTTGGAGGCTCCATTTGCTTACATGCTTAGAGTTGCCAACGAGCAGATCAAGATGATGAAGCCCGGCAAGGAGCGTAACGAATACATCAAGGAATGCACCGAGTTCCGAAACAAGTATGCAGACCTTCTGGAATGGGAGAAGACTCTTGACTACAGTATGCCGAGAGAACAGATTGCAAGGGTGTTTGGCGACAAGAACGTATTATTCTTCAGCGGAAAGGAAAGCAAGAAGGTGAAGGATAAGGCGGTTGATACATTTAATGATGATGATAGCGGTAAGAATATCATTGTGATTCAAGAAGCATCCGGCAAGGAAGGTATCTCGCTTCACGATACTACCAGCAAGCATCAGCGTGTCTGCATCACCCTCGCATTGCCTCAGAGTCCTATCACAGCCTTACAGATTGAAGGTCGCATTTACCGTATCGGTAATATGAGCAATGCCATCTTTGAGTACCCTATCTTGGGTCTCAACTCTGAAATGATGCTTTTTGGAGAAAAGTTCAATAATCAGGTAAGTACTACCGAGAACCTTGCATTGGGCAGTCAGGCAAGAAACTTGCGTGACAGTTTCGCTAATGGTATCTTGGAACATAGCGGTATTGTACCGGTAGAGAACCAGGGTGTAGGCGGAAAGGAGTTTGATGCAGCAACGCCAAGTGAGAATGATCCATTCGATAATGCGGTGCTTGATTATTACAGCAATCAGAAACTTAACAAGAACAATCGTGAAGGTAGCGACTACTTCCCTACCCCAGAACCTCTTGGCTACAAGATGGTAGAATGGGCAGGCTTGAGCGAAGGCGACTCAGTATTGGAACCTAGCGCCGGTCATGGAGCCATCGCAAGATATGTTCCAAAGGCAAACGAACTGGTAAGCATCGAACCAAGTCAGAGTCTCTTCACGAAGTTGCAGTTGAAGGCTGGCGGCTTGGGTAGAAAGTTCTTGAATAATACGTTTGAGAACTATGCGTTGAACAATAAACATGATGTAATTGTTATGAATCCTCCTTTCGGCAAGGCTGGTACATTGGCTATCCAACATGTTGACAAGGCATTCAAACACTTGGATGAAGGCGGCCGTATCGTAGCAATCATACCTAGAGGTTCAACAGATAAGAAGTTTGAGAAGTGGTATAACGAGCAGAAGAATGTTGCCATGCGTGCTGAGGTTAATCTGCCTGATATTCTTTTCCAACAGGCGGGAACCAGAGTTGCATGCAGAGTAGTTGTATTGGATAAAATTACCGATGCCGCTTTGAGAAGCAAGGCTGGTTATCCTGAAAAGATTGACCTGAGCGGTCATTACGATAAAATTGAAGATTTCTTCAATGATCTTCGGGATATTGAAATGCCAGAGCGTATCATTGATACGAATCTCAAAATGCAGAAGAAAGCCAAGACTGCTGTCAAGGACATCATGGAAATCAACGGCGTGAAAGACGTTGCTTATGGCAAGACAGGAATTGATGTTTCTTTGAGAGGTTCTTGGATGAACTACGGAATATCTTTCACTGGTAGTGACAAACCGAACTACTGGAGAGATAAGATGGCTAACTATTACACCAAATACGACGAGCTTCAAAAGCTAGAGTATCAGGAAAGCAAGCAGGCGGTGTTTGATGAGATGAAAAAACTGTCATGTAAACTTGCCGATATGACAGAGGATGAAATGCAGAGATATATCGCATCAAAGACCAACGGCAGCACCCACTTCCGTATGGAACTAGGCAAGACATTCTCAGACTCCAAGGAGAACTTTGATGGAGTAAGAGACAGAGCTGTAGAGGAAAAAGGTATTGTTATGCCTAACCTGAATAAGGAAAGCGTTAATGTTGTGCCGGTGGAAAAACATAGCTTTGGAAATAATATAGAAACTTCTTTGAGTAATGCAAAGGCGTGGGCGAAAGATAATCTTGTAACTACTGGAAAATCGGAATTGCCTACAATGCGTGATGGAACACCTTATACTATAAGTAAAAAGGCTGTTGAAAAATACTTGTCTGAGAGTGCTGTAACGAAGAGCGAGAATCTTGATATTCACCTTTCTGTTCTTCCAAAGCTTACAGATGTTATTCATGAAAGCATTGAAGCTGAGATTCATCCAGACTACAATAAGGACGAAGGCGGAAATCGCAGCATCGAAAATGGGCACGGTGACAATATTTTGGTCCATCGTTTGTATGGTGCTGTACAATTGGACGGTAAGACGTACCGAGTAAAAACAACCATGCAAGAGTTCAGAGGTGGTGAAGAAAACAAGCCTCATAGTTATGAGGTAACAAAAATAGAGTTGCTGGAAGGCTCCAAGACAGCGAACGAATCCGACAGTCTCCCTTTGAGCAGTGCAACCAACAACTCTGAAAATGAGTTGCTTGACACTCCTGGCACAGCGGTATTACCCGACAGTTCCCCTTTGGACATGACACCAAGCAACTCTATTTCTGTTGCAAAGTTACTAAATGGAGTTGAAAAATCATACGATTCTGGGAAGAAATTGCTTGAAGAAAGCAAAAATTTAACAGATGAAGATACTTATTTTAGAAATGATAACGATTCACCCGTATCAATTTCTAAGGATGCTCCTGCTGTAGTAAAGCATGTGGCGAAGGTTGCAAAGGCTACGGGCGGCAAGGTGAAGATGCTGCAAAGTGTCGAAGAGGTAACCAATTCCGAGGCTAAAGCAAGACTGGAAAAGGGTGAAAAGGTTGAAGGATGGTACGATGAAAGCACAGGCGAAGTTGTGCTATACATGCCTAACGTGCATGATAGTTATACTGCAGAAAAAACAGTATGGCACGAAATCGTGGGTCATAAAGGAATGCGTGAACTGTTCGGAAACGACAACTACGACAAATTCCTTGATGATATTTACTTCAATCTTGATAAACCGGAATACGCCGACCTCAAAAAGCTAGTCATGAAGGAACTGCAGTATAACCCATTCGATTACAGAAATGCCATCGAAGAGGCTATTGCAAGAATGGCAGAAGAGGGACATGGCGAACAAGGGCTTTGGAATAACCTGAAAAACAAAGTAACAAATATCTTTAGAGAGATTGGCTACCGTGTGGCGCCGAACACAAAAGATATTAAATATCTCTTGTGGCTCGCCAAGAATTACTCCAAGCATTCTGAGAGTGATGGCTACTTTGCCATCAGAAGAAATGCCTTACTGCATAAGTTAGAGAAAGATAATACGCCTAGCATCGTGGAGAGAAACGGAATGTACTTTGATAATGACGGAAAGGACCATGATTATCTGCTAGACTTGAACCGTAAGGATTTCGAAGAGGCTACAGATGGAAAGGTGCACTTCCGAACCTCCCCTATGACTGCATCTAAGATTGAGGAGTATAACCGCAGACTTGGAACAAAACTCTACGCTTTCAAGGAAAGTACTGTTGATCATATGCAGTCCCTGCAAGAGGCCATGGAAATAATCTCTGGCGAAAAGCATGTATGGACAGACATTCCTTCTGCCTTCAACCCATTACAGGCACAGAATCGTATTGATAGTATCGTGCAACAAAAGGCAGAAGAGTATGACCGAAAATATACGAAGCCTCTTGATGATTCTTTCAAGAAAGTCGTTTCTACCATGAGTGGTAACGGCAAAGACGAGCAGCTAAGAAACGCACAACTCTACATGATTACCAAGCATGGATTGGAGCGTAACCGTGTATTCTTTGTTCGCGACGCAGTTCGTGATATGATGAAGGATGATATTACACAGGCAAAGGCATTGATGAAGGACTGGAACGACAAGCAGAAGGATTTGGCTGACGAACTAGAGAAAGGCAACATCAGATTTGATGAGTACCTGGAGCAAATGGACGAATGGATTCGTAGCAACGTGGACGTTAACTTTGTAGCTGACGAACACGATTATTCTGGATTCCATGGTATGCAAAATATAGCCAAGACCTCTGATCCGTACGACGACAAGCTTGCCATTGACAACGTGATGAGTGCAGAAAGCCAAATGGGTAGCGATTTGGCAAAAGACTTCTGGACAAAGAAGAAGGCTGCAACAGATTACGTTATCGACCAAGAATACTACAACGGCTTCATTGATAACTCTGACAGAGACTATCTAAAGGGTATGTTCCAATGGTACGTGCCTCTCAGAAAGTTTGATGATACAACTGCAGAAGATGTGTATGGTTATATTGGAGAAAAGGGAGACCCTTCTAACTTTGTAGGTCCTGTGTTAGCAAATGCAAAGGGAAGAAGCAGTCTGAGCGACATTAATGTTATGGCTCAAATATCTGCCATGGCCAAGTCTTCGCTTATCAATGGTGGAAAGAATGTAGTAAAACAGCACTTTGCCCGATTTGTTTCTGCCTATGAAAATGGTAATACAAAAGACAAAATCTTTGTTGAAGTAAACCCTTGGTTAGAAAAGCACGTAATAGACGGTAACGAAGTTTGGGAAGAGGTTACACCTCAAATCCCAGAAAACGCCACACAGCAGCAAATAAGCAATATCCTACAAAACTTCGAGGACACAATGCAAGCAAAGAAAGCAACAGGTGATGCAAAACTTGCAAGTCGAAAGCCTAATATTGGCTTTAAATTCCAGCGTGCCAAGAATAAGTCTGAACATATCGTAGATGTGTATATAGCAGGTAAGAAAAGGAGTTTTGTCTGCCAAGGCAACCCAAGAGCAGCTCAAGCTCTCAACGGTCTCTTGAAAGATTCAGGAACCAGAAATGCTGTAACGCAATTTGATGCGAAGGTTACAAGAAAAATTGCTCAATTCAATACTTCGCTTAATCCAGACTTCATGATGTCTAACATGCTCAGAGACTTAACATTTGCTTCTGCCAATGTTACCAAGGAAGGGGCTAGCTATACAAAGGATTTCTTGAAAGAATATGCCGGGAATATGCTCTCTATCAAGAATGGCAAAGGTAGCGGAAACTATCTTACTATGTTCCGCAGATATAGAGACGGCAAGCTTGATATAAACAATGAACATGAAAGGATGTTCAAAGAGTTTATGGATAACGGCGGTCAGACCGGATTCGTTCAAATCAAGAAATTAGAAAGTCTGATTGAGGAATACGACAACTTGATCAAGAAAGGAAGTAAGGAAGCTGATGGCTGGTTTGCCAAGAAAATCAAGGAAGGTGGAACGTTTATTGAAACAGCCAACGAGATTATTGAAAATCTAGCTCGCTACTCTACTTACTGTACTTCACGAAAGCACGGAAGAAGCGTAGGACGAAGCATCTATGATGCCAAAGAGGTTTCAACAAACTTCAACCGCCATGGTTCTGGAGATGCCATCAAGACCTTGAAAACTTCGACAGATAGTAATATTGATAAGAAATTCCGTGGATCTCTTGGTTTCTTCAATAGCTGGATGAAGAATCACACGCAGTTCTATAACGCTGGCGTGCAAGGTGCAAACCTATTTTTCAAGAACTATAAGAGTGCATGGAAGACCGCAGCCATTTCATTCGGAATGTTGCCTTTAGGGCTTGGTATTGCACAAGCATTAATCAACCAATTTCTGATTAACAATGAGGATGAGAAGGACAGAAAGGGAGTTAAGGATCCATACGCAGAGTTACCTGAATGGAAACGCAGAAACAACATCTGTATCTATACCGGACATGGAAACTTTAAGACTGTTCCTATTGCCATCGAGTTAAGAGCGTTTTTTGGTTTGGGCGATATTGCAGCTGGCTATGCTGTGAACGACAAATTGAAGAGTAGTACGCCTATCGGTTATGATATTTTGGGGCAGATGGCACAATTGGTTCCTGCCTCAGATTTTCTGGGACACCATTCACCAAGCAGCAGCATTAAGGAACTTGGAGAGGATGCGATGCTTGCAGTAACGCCGACAACCATTTCTCCTGCCATGGAACTTGCCTTCAATCGAAATTGGACAGGCAGACCTTTCTATCGTGATTATGACTATCTTGATAAGGCTCCAAGATGGAAGAGGGCATACGACAATACAAATAATGTTTACATGAGCATCAATAAATGGGCTAACCAAGGCACAAATGGTATTGATGGATCTAATGCAGACATGAAGGGAAATGAAACTCTTGATTATCTTACAGCACCTTACGCTTGGGAACACTTGATAGACAGTTACACCGGCGGTATGGGTTCAACTATTGGTAGAACTTATAAAACGTTAGAAGCTGTCGGTAAGGGTGTTGTATCTGGAACGAAGAGCAAAGAAGGTTTCGGTAAGGGCTTTTCCGAAGAATTTGATAAGTTTGATAAAAATCAAATTCCTCTTTACAGGGTGTTTAACTATACTCCTAAAGAGGGGCAAGACATGCAGCGAACTAGATCGAAGTGGTATAACTATTCCGACGAGTTGAAGCAGACTGAATATAATATCAAGCAGTTAAAGACCAATACTCCAGATGTTTTGAAAAACATAGAGAATAACGCCAAGAAGTTCAATTTCATTCATGGAGAGGAAGGAAAGGCGTATAATATCTGGAATGCAGCAGATAATTATATTCAGAAGAAGAAGAAAATCTTAAAAAGAGTATCTGATCCGGAAGTAATCAAGGCGATTAATGAAGACATCAATCGAAAGATGCAAGAAGCGGTGAATGATTTGGATAAGCTAAATTAGAATCCGTATAAACTACAAAGAAAAGTGGCGATAGGTGATACAACCTATCGCTATTTTTTGTACTTTTGCAAAAACAAAAACATTAAATTTATGAAGAAAATTATATTATTCTTTCTGTTAGCTATCGCATCAGCTAGTTGTTTTGCGCAAAATGATGTTGTGACAGAAATTTGCGGAGTTAAGTTCGGGTCAAACAGACCAACTGCTCGTTCTATCCTTACGGCAAAATACGGAGACCCCAATATGGACGAACTCAATTTGATAGAGTTTGATAATGTAAGATATGCAGGAATATCGTTTGATTTTGGCTACTTTTCTTTTCAAACCGACGGTGTAAGAAGCTATTTTAATGAATGTATTTTAGGATTCTATGCAGATACAGCAGATGATGCAAAAAGAAAGCGAGAATTTCTAAAAGGGATTCTTGGGAACAAATATGAAATGCAGGAAGAGATAGAGGAAGATAAATTTAAATGTTATTATGGAGGGACATCCCCGGTTAATTCCGATGAATACGCTTTCAAATTATATATAACGAAAATTCCTAAATCAGGATATTTAGTTAGTATTAAATATGGCGAATTCGACTATTTAAACGAAAGTCTATGAAAAGAATATAAGGTGAACACTATTAACAAGTCAATGTGTTCACCTTATTATATTATATAGCCTTCAACAACTCTTCAAACTTATCATCATACCATCGTGGCTGAGTCTCGCTCTGGTTCTTTGGAGATACTTGATTCTCTCCATAAGACTTACCCTTCTCGGTAATCACCTTGAACTTGTGAATCTTTGTGGTTCCCTGTCGGGTCTCCTCTTTCAAGAAGCCAAGCTTAACCATCTGCTGGTTGAACTTCAATGCAGACATCTTGGATCCAAAGCGTTTCAACAGTTCTGATGCCGAGTGCATCACGCCCTTGCTGGCTACGTAGTCTGGGGATGGCAAGCCAAGAGGCTCTAATACCGCTTTTGCTAACTGTAGCTTGCTTGCTTCATTCATGTTGAGGAAACTAACAGCCCAAGTTGCAGCCCTAAGTTTATCCTCCAACAAGTTCGAAGTTTTCGGATTTAATAATCTCTTCTCACACTCAATGAAGTAACGGCGTGCCTGCTTTCCTTTCTCACACTGAGACATCATAGAAATCTCTTTGGCTGCATCTAATGATAGTGCGTATTCGGAAGTTGGTCTTCCTCCTTGTAGGTTTTCCCCCTTTTGGGTGAAAACCTCAAAGTCCTGATACTCAATCAAGTCGCAACGTTCTATTTGCTTCTTTATCCAAGACGAGAAATCTTTTCCCACACCTAAGAAAGCATGAAGCTCTCTTGCATTAACTGCACTTTGACCATTATGGTCGATAATTGAAATCAATACATTACTCATACTATATAATTTAAATGTTCATATCATTGCTTCCGACGCCCTAAGTTGAACTTAGAGCGATTCCATACTATTTGATTAATAGACTAAACGCATTCTTACGTTCACAGTTTAACCATCGAGAAGCGTAATCTGTTACCTGATAGGAATATTGTTCCTGTCAGATTATCTAACTCCAAATGAAAGGGCATAAGAAATGCCCCATCCGCTAGTGTGAGAGGTGCAGACAGGGCATTGTATATTGTATGATGAAATCCATTGATTTTGTGTCTGTTTGTGCCTCTCACCTCACGAACTTACGAGTGCAAAGGTAATACGAATTTTGGAACAAATCGCAATCTAAATTGTTAAGAAAACTTTCAGCTTTAAACTGGTTTAAAACCGGTTTTAAAATATCATTTGATTTATTTACGCAAATGCCTTTATTTATCGGTAATTCACATCATTTAACAGTTCTCTAAAAGAGAATCGATTAATTTGTGGCTGACTGACAGAGCGTGCTATCGGTGTTATCAAGCACGGAAGCGATACGGAAACCAAGGACATTCCTTTCCTTCGCTCTCTTCTTTATACGCCTAGTGAGCAGAGTAGCTTGCAGCGAACCAAGAGCAAGTGGTATAACTACAAGGACGAAATGGAAAAGACCATGGCCAACGTGGACCGCCTGAAATCGAAGAACGTTCCGATTGATAAGAGAATCACGAATATAGGTGAGTATTTCCACTTCCAAAACTCCAAGGAGGCTGCCAAGGTTAGAATCATCGAGCTGGCAGAGAAGCAGATGAATCGATGGAAGGAGCTCAGAGATAAATCTTCTGATACCGAGAGCATCAACTTCGCTAACCAGAATATTGACAGAATCATGATGGATGCGGTTGATGAACTGGATAGATTGGAATAAATAAAAAAGGAGTGGGCGCAAGGCTCACTCCTTCTTAAATATATTTCCTTCGATATAAGCAGGCTTCTTTTCCTTTGCGTATTCTAGATACTCGTGCAGAGTATAGCTTACGCCTTCAATAGTACAATATAGATTAGGTATCAAAGACAAAAAAAATCTTCTATCTTGCCAACAAAGAATCTTGAGAACGGAACCAAATCTGTTATCTATGTCTTCTATAATTAATTTTTCATCATATATACCATGTTTAACACTATCAATAAAGTACTGCTCAATAATTGGAACGCTGACCGTTATCAAGTCACGCTGATAGTTTGATAAATCTCCAACAAAGCTACCAAATCCAATCTCCTTTTGAATTGCATAATAGTCTAACCATTCCAATAAAGACATTGACCTTCCAAAATCTTCATAATTTTGGTATGGTATCTTATGTAAAATATACCTAATATCACTAGGGTGTAATAATTCATGTTTGGATATATCCTGCTTTATGTCATTTAAAATAGTGTTCAAAGAAACTACACCATATTTCATACTTAAATAAGCAGATTTTACATACTGCTCAAATAATTCAGGAATTAATTTTTTCTGCGCTTCTGTCAAATCCACATAAGGAATATAAAAATGAGAAACCGATTTCTTGATTCTCTTGTATTTATATATATACCTAAAAAGAAGCAGTAACAATACAAACACAACAAACATCATACATATATACTTGATAAATAGGATATTGTTGCTTTGATATTCTACGCTCAAAACATTATATGAATGCTTTAATCCCAGATTAATTGTGCGAAATATAAAAGATGCAGTTTCACATACCAACACGATAGCGGAAGCTATCATACAGGCAAAGAATATAGCCATTGTTGTCATAGCTATCACTCCCATTGATGCGCCAAAAATTTGGACTGGCAAATCTTTAATAAAGTTCCAAAGTTTCTTCATGCATTGTAATTTTATACCGATTGTTATCTTGCAAAAGTAGTGAAAATATTGATAGGTTGTATCGGGTTGAGGGTGATTTCTTTATAGTTTAGACTTTTACTAAATAAATGAGCAGGAAATGACTCAGCATAAAATGCTGAGGAACAGAGGCTTTAATGGCAAAAATTTTATTTTGAGCATAGTTAGGCAGAGCCTCATCTTCTTCGTAACTTTGCACCAAGTTCAATAGTGAACGAAACGAATAATCTATTTTATTATGTCAGAATCTAAGACATACATCTTTGGTGAAAACCAAAACGGAGGTTCAAACGGAATGCTTGGACTTCTTGCTCCTCTGCTCCAGAAGCAGGGTGTAGATCCAAATGTGCTTCTCGCTATGAAGGGCAACAATGGCTTCGGCGGTGAAGGTGGTTGGTTCATGTGGGTTATCTTCCTCTTCTTCCTTATGGGTTGGGGCGGTAATGGCTGGGGTGGCTTCGGCAATAACGGTCGTGGCGGTCTTGCTAACGAGATTAACAACGACAATGGTCGTGCCCTTTTGATGGATGCCATCGGTGGTAATCGTAATGCGCTCAGCAATTTGGCTACTCAGCTCAATTGTACCGAAGGTCAGATTCAGAATGCCATTTCTGCTTTGACTTCTCAGGTTCAGAGTGTAGGTAATCAGGTAGGTATGAGTGGCATGCAGACCATCAATGCTTTGCAGCAGGGTAACATGCAGATTGCTCAGCAGATTGCAAACTGCTGCTGCGAGAACCGCTTGGCTATCTGTCAGCAGACTGGTACCTTACAGAATGCCATCAACAATGTAGCTAATGGTCAGGAGCGTGGCTTCTCTAACGTAGCTTACGAAACCCAGCGCCAGACTTGCGATTTGCATAACGCCATCAAGGAAAGCACTCAGATCATCGTTGACGGTCAGAAGCAGGCTGAGATGCGCGAAATGCAAAACAAGATTGATTCTCTGCGTGAGGAGAACAGTACCTTCAAGGCTTCCGCAATGACTTCACAAATCGTGGGTCAGGCTGTAGCACCAATCAATCAGGTTTTAGCTGGTCTGCAGAACGAGGTAGCTGGCATCAAATGTAAGCTGCCGGAGACAGTAACTACTCCTTACAGCCCATTTACTGCGGTTCCTAACTGCGTGGCTTATCAGGCAGGTTTGTATGGACTGAATGCTGCCAACAATGGATTCTGGGGTTAAAGAAAGGAGGCTGCTATGTTATGGTTAAGACCTTATACATGGGTGAATCGTAACGGTTCGGCGGCTATCGCTTCTACTGGCGTGAAGGTGAATACTGCCGATGTGGTGTTCACCTTTAAAAACCACGCCTTCGTGAATGCCAGCTACAGAGGAACGATTTTCGTAAATCTGCGCCAGGCTATTCCGACTGGAACGACTGGTACGCTGCCTATCCTTTTCGAGACCAACGGCGCAACCCAAGCTGTAACCAAATTCAATGGTGATGCTTTGACGGTTGCAGACGTGCCGGGAACTGGAGTTGTTCAGCTCTGGTTTGAGAGAGACACTAACACCCTTCAGCTGATGACGGGTATTGTTTAACAAACAGAATAGATAATAGGAGATTACATTATGTTTCAAGGTTTAAGAACAAATTCTTTATTCTATGTCCTAGATAAGGGCGAAAACCCGAACTTGCAGATTGGTCAGGTTGTTTCGGTAAGCAATCCTCAGACGAAATACCCTACCTTCAACAATGGCTTCACGCCTCAGCCTATGGAAACTGTGGTTGATGTGAAGGTGAAACTGAACGACGAGGAGGTGGATTTCAAGCAGCTACCTGCCAACGGACAGATAGCCAACGACAAGAACCTTGTGGTGAGCGACAACAAGGAAGCCATGAGTGCAGAGGTCGATACGATGCTGAGACAATCCAAGGCGATACTGGAGAGCGTAGATTACCACAAGAAAGTCGTTGATTCTTGTGAGGGAATGCTATTGCAACTCAACCCCCAGATAGCCAAGGAGAGGGAACAGACTGAGAAGATCAGCAAGCTGGAAGGCAAGGTTTCTGGCATGGAGGGCAAGCTCGACAAGATGATGGGATTGCTTCAACAGGCGATAAACAAGTAATCTCCTAATCTATTCACTTTAAAAATCTTAGAATTATGATAATGGTTGAGATTACAGAAGACAAGTTTGATGGCTTGTATGAGAACGTGGAGAAAGGCTTGCGCTACTTGGATAAGGCGATGAATTGCCTGGGCGAAATGAAGCGTGAAGGCAGACGTGACCGATACGGCGAGCGCAACCGCATGCCCGATTACAGAGGTCGTGGAGGCAGAAGTGGTATGCGAGAGCATGAAGAGTACGACGACATGCGCCAACGTGACGACAGAGACCGTGGAGAACGTGATTATCGAAGCTACGGCGACGAGTATTAACTAACTTGGGGTTTGGTAGTGAAACAGATTTCGTTACCAAACCCTTTTTAATAGCAGAAAGATTATGGAAAGAAAATTCAGACAATCTTTGAATGCCTACGATTATCAGCCGGAAGAAATGAGGGCTTACCTTCGCTACAATGGCTGGCACTTTAATAAGAAAATGTGTGAGTGGGCCGTGAAGCAGATGCGGAAGAACGGTAAGCCTATCCGAATGATGAGCAAGGATGATATTGAGGACATCTTGAAGAAGAATAATATCGTGCTGGAAAATAATGTGGGATATGATGCGGTTTACATCGCACACATGTGTCTAGCTGATTTCTACGGCTCGTCTATAACAGAAGAAAAGCAGATGGCCCAGTTCATCAAAGACTACGTAGATGATGAGGATCAGCAGGACGGTTTCATCTTCAATCGCTTCTATGCAGACACATCTTTCAATGGTGTGGGCATTCCTTGGGAAGAAATTCTTTAGTGATTAATTATTAGTGATTATTGATTAGTTGAATGACTGAGCAGGAGATATATTTGGAAAGGTATGACTGGACGGTACATGTGATGTATGATGTTCATTCTAAGGATGCCATGAAGGTAAGAAGGCATCTTCGGGATTTGGGATGCGCCGGCATTCCTCTCGAAGATGCCTGTAATCTCGTGCTCGAAGGTGAAGCCAATAAAGGGATAACCTATTCTAATGTTGATATAAGAAAAACGGTGGTTGTGATTGGGTGGGCTACTTCAAAGGCTGAATACATGAACAGCCTCAGCCACGAAATGCTACATATTGTTCAGCATATTTCTGAACAGTTTTTGATAAATATGTACGGGGAGGAGGCTTGCTATTTGCTTGGTGGATTGGTGCAGGCTTGCTGCATAAGAAAAGGGTGAATCTTTTGACTCACCCTTCTTCTTTTATTTTTATGTTTACTCCCCATACTGTGGTTTCTCATACACCAAGTTATGCTCATCTACGTAAGCCTTGGCTTCTGAGTATGTGTCAAACTCTACTGCGGTGGTATTTACTGCTGGGTATACCTCAGCATTGTCACCCTGCTCTGTCAAAGGAAGAATAATGTTCTTGCCTTCGTGAACTACCTTGAATGGTTTTGTTAATTTTCTCAATTCCATATTCTAGAAATATTATTAATCAGTAATTAATTGTGATAAAGTATATCCCTTTCCTTGCAAGGCGGAAACTGCTGCATCAGATGCACTTGTGCGATGGGATTGCTGAAAATAGATTTGTTTTCTTGTTGATGCCTGACACTTAGCCATGTTTATCAAGAAATTATCTGTATCAGTCGCTGTTGCAAATCTGAATTCTCCAGAGATAATTTTGCTACTTGATGGTCGTAAGTCCTGACTGCTCCAAGTGTTTTGCAGATTCCAGTTTGCAAAGTAATACAACTTAGAAAGTCCTGCAAGAGAAGACAAATCACCACTAACAGACGTATTTTTCACATTAAGTTCCTCTAAGTTTGTGAGCATAGACAAGTTCGCTATATCACCTGCAACCATACTATCAAAAAGCAAAAGATTTATGAGACCAGTACAGATAGATAAGTCTTGAATATTGACAGAAATGGTTTTATTATTGGAAATATCCAGATAATTCAACAAGTATCTGTTTGGCAATGATGTAATGTCACCAGTAACTTTACTATGTGATAAAGACAAACCTGTCAGTTTCAAATCAGCAATCTCACTTAAATCTCCAGTCTGTCCAGAGTTAGATAATGACAGAGATGTTAAGTTTCTGCAATATTTATTCAAGTCCTCAAACTTGACATCTGCGGCATACATCCAAGACGTAATTATATCGCTAACATTCTTTTTATCAGAGCAATATACTATACCACTCTTTGGCTGTGTGAAATAAATCGTATAAGAACCAGGTTCGGTAGAAACTGGGTTCTCTTCACCAGCCCATTCAATATTGGAGTTTTTTACTTGAATATAGCCCTGACTATTAGAATGGTTGTCATTAGTTTTGCCCAACAACTTAATTCTAATCTTTCCAAGAACAGGCAAGTCAGCACCACTAACACTGCCCTTCATTTTTGTTATCAAACACTTTCCCATAATTATTATTTGTTTAAATTAAAATATACATCAAACGTTTTTAGTAACTCACCGAATAATTCTTCTAAATATCCAGTTGTCACCTTAGTATCTCTTATCCCCCACTTCTGTACTCCTTTTTTAAAGTCGGAGTAATCAATGCAGCTTTGTAGGTCATTGACTATCATATTGAAGTTTCCTTGTGTCAGAACGGAACTTCTGAGTTCCTTGTATCTTGCACATATCTCTTCCCAATACAATGATTTCAGCTTTAACCAAACTGTATTTGTTGGGTCTGCTTCCAAGTTAAAGCTGTAGACAAAAAATGATAAGTCCAAGTCGTAAAGGAATGGAGAGAAAATTTGCTTGTCTGCTCCGCTATAGAGAATAAGGTTGTGAATGTCATTATCTCTGAGCCTGAACAACTGAATGAAAATGAAATAGTCTATCCAGTCATTAATATTCATGTGCTTAGGAGCGTTTTCCTTAGTGAAATCACTTCCGTTAATGAATTGGTAGAATTTCTCTACAGCTACTCTGTTGCTTTCTGTTGGGTCATCATTCATTTCATCTTCCCAAGTACTCCAGTCAAATTTAGCCCAGTTACAACCTACTCCTCCACTGAGAATCATTCCATCTTCATCACCAGAGAGCATGTAGTTAACCTCGTCTTTCTTATAGCCAAAGAACTGAACACCATAGAACTCGCCACCTACAGATGTGCATACAGGAAAAGATTTAATGATACCAGTAGCACCAGTTGCAATGATGGATGAAGAACTCCATGGATATTGCTCATTGAAATTACGTAATTCTTTAGCTTGTAAATACAGACGAAAGATAATTGGCTCTTTCAGTTTTGTATCATCAGAGTAATAAGACTTCAAGTTGAACTTGTCCACTTTCAGCAACTCTCCAATTTTCAATTTCACCTTGCTTTTATAATCTGATTTAACAAAAGCATATCTCAAGTTCTTCTGTCTGTTATATAAGGTTGATGCCCCTTGAAAGGAAACCAATACGTTATATGTTCCTTTAAGATAGCTGCCAAAGTCTATGTCAACTACACACCAATGCTTGGTCTTTTTACTGATTTCCCATGTTCCAACATTAGGCTTATCTACAATTTTTGTAACTTCAATAGAAGTTGGATTTACGGTGTATGAGCCATCACTACCCTTTGTAAGTGAGGACGTTACATAAAACTTTCCTCCAACCTCCTTTACATCAGAAGGAACATAGAAATTCAAAGATACACTTTCAGATGTCACAGAATATACGCCATCAGTATTTTGAAGCGTTGACTTAACAAAGTATTTATAGGGAGTCAATCCTTTTTGAGCATTTGCTTGCGTATCTTCATTGACAAGCATAGCTAAAATACCATCCTTATCAGAATATCCTGCATTAGCTGTCAAATAAAAAGTTTCTTCTTTTATATCTGTATATCCATACTTTGGAAGATTCATTGAACGAGGCACAGTCAACTCCTTTTCAGACTTACTTGAACCTAATTTAGCAGAACTGAAAACAATTTCTCTATTTTCATGTATAACTCCATTTTCATCTGTATAGCGTAGAATTTTGTTATCAGAATCAAGCAGTAGTTCTTTGTAACCTTCCACCTCATCTTCATATATTGTCCTATCATCAAACTCAATTGAAGATTTAGGAATCAGTGGAATATAAAATATCTTTGAACCATCAGGATTTGTTGCAGACAATACCTTACCTTCAGCATCAGTCTCAACAGAAAGATATTCATCATTCTCTATTGTAGAAAGATGATTAGTACGTTCTTTGATGTCTGCTATATCAATAATGGCATTGGTGATAAAAGTACTAATGTCAATACCACCAACAACCATGTGACCATCATCAGCACGGAAACCACAAAGAACCTTGTTATCTGCATCAATAATAGCATATATCCATTCCTCATTGGTTATTACAGAGTACATTTCGTGATTAGGGAAGTATGGCTGTGCATCATACTTGATTCCTGCAAGGATTCTGTTTTCTGCATCTACTACTGCGATGATATACTCATCGTTAGAGATATAGAAGAAGCTGTCTGCAATATCAAGGTTTATCAATCCCTTACCATCTTCCTTTGGCTGGAAGGTTTTAAGAGCTTCCTTAATAGCCTTAATATCATCAAGCCACTGAGCCTTGGCTGCCCAACAAGTACCATCTTGCTGAATACCAAGAAGAGGATGATTAGCAGCATCAAGAATAACCCAAAGGAACTCTTCATTCTGCTCAACGTGATACATTTCATTGAGAGGGAAATATGGCTTACCAGTTGCTCTGTAGATACCAAAAAGAAGTCTATCCTCGGAATCTACTACTGCCATGATAAACTCCTCATTTTCAATTACTCTGAATGGAGTATCTTGAACATTTCCTTCTTCATCCTTGATTGTTGTCTTATCAAGGTTCTTTACAACATTATCAAGATTTGCCAAGATGGAAGTAAGAGTCTCAGTATTCTCAATATTAGCAAAGAACTTCTTCAACTCATTCATGGTATCAATGACATTTGTTGTGTCCTCATTACCCATGATAGTTGCTACTTTCTCAGCAAGAATAGTTACTTGTGACTGCAATCTGTCTTCTACTGCACTTGTTTTGCCAAATACTGGAGTACCATCCCATTGAATACCGAAGAGGAGTTTGTCCTCTGCATCTACCTTGGCAAAGATGAACTCTTCGTTCTGAATGTAGCGGAAAGGAGTTTCTACTACCGTTCCTTCCTCATTCTTGATAGCTGTCTTGTCAACAACCTCATCTACTGCACTTTGGATATTTACTGCGGTAAGTTTTGACTTTTCATTATTATAAGTAACGGCTGTAGCCTGACTTGCACCACCAGTAGCGGCTATAGATTTGATGGTTTCTTCCATCTGGGTACTGCGAGTCTGCAATAATGAAATGTCTTCATCGTTGGCGGTGATTTGCTGCTGCTTATCATCAATCTGAGACTGGAGGTCTGTGTCCTTCTCTTTCAGTTGCTTGACAGACTTATCTACATCTTGGATCATCTGACTTAAATCCTCAGGGAGACCAGTGGCGGCTTGAATGGTTTTGCGAAGCTCTGGGTCGAACTTCTCGATGCCAAGCGTATCGTCTGCAACCTTTTCATTTGTAACTGAGCCGTCTTTGATTTTTTCCGTAGTTACAGATTCGTTGGCGAAATGCCTGGACTCCAAGGATGCCTCACGAACTACTCTGCCATCAACCGACTGGTTGCCAAGTTTCGGGTTTGTAATAGCTTTCTCCTCTACCTTCTCTGTGGTTACAGCACGATCATTGAGCTTCTCTGTGATGATAGCCTTATCCTTAACCTTATCGTAGGTGACTGCCTCTGGTGAAAGTTTGGAGTTATCTACCGACTGGTTGGCGATTTTTTCGCTGGTTACATTCTGGTCGGCGATTTTAGAAGTTTCCACAGCACCTTCAGCTAACTTCTCGGTCGTGATATTCTCATCCGCTATCTTTGAAGTCTTGATTGCTCCATCAGGCAGCTTATCCGTAGAAACTGCACCTTCAGCTAACTTCTCGGTCGTAACATTGCCGTCACGAATCTTGTCTTTCGTGATGGCTTGGTCGTTGATGTCGTCTGTTTTCATCATCGGCACCTTGCAACCTAATTTTGGATCATCTCTAAATGTAGGCATATTTGATTTCTTTTGGTTCTGATGAAGTGAATATCTGAATCTTTATGGTTTCAGGAATCACCCGAAGACGAAGCTTGAACTCGCAGGTGTTCTTGTGGGCACAAATGGGAACCCGAGGCTTCTTGCCATCGCCCCTATCCTGTCTGATTACCAGTTTCCCTGGGCGCTTTAGCTTAATTATCAAGTAGATGTCACGCTGCAAGGTTATCTCCGGGGAGACCCATGCCAGTTCTTCTTCGCTATAATTCGTAGATACATACTCCATGATTTCATTATTTTGATGTTTGACTAACGCCTAGCTGCTGCAAGGCTATCGTGTACATTTGCGTAGCCTTGGTATCATCGTAGGCTGAAAGCAATAAGAAGGCGAGATAGTAGATGAAGGCATTCTTCAAGCGGTCTGGGATAGCTACATCTGTAGAATCGGTCGTGCTTATGTTCTTCGGAACACCTACATAGGAAATGACCGCTTCCGTAGGCTTGGGCTGCAAGAGGATTTTCAGAGGATTCTCACGCATGATAGCCGCCTGTGGTCGATCGATGGTTCCCTTTGCCGTATCATCAAACATCATGACAGCCTCATCCTCGGTATCCTCTATAGGCACAACTGCCTTAAACCAGCCATTACCACGAATGCGAGAGATATTGATCACCTCGGTATTGGCATCCATCGTGACTACTCCGATGCTTCTCAGGGTATCGTAGTCTTGCACTTGGAGGGTGGCAGAAGAAGTACCTATCTTCTTGGAATCAGCCAATGCAGCAGAGGATGATGCGGTAACGGCAATCCAATGCAGGGCATCGTTGATTTTTGCCTTGATGATGTTGTCCATATACAAATCGTCCTTCTCATCTGTGATTGATGAGAAGTTGTTGGATTCCTCGTCTATGCACCAACGAACTGCCTTTATGATGTTTTCTACCTTCATTTCACCTTATTATATATATTACTCCTTGCCGTAATCAGGGAAAACAAGACCAGCCTTGCCTGCATGTTTCATAGCAGTTTCAAGGGTTCTGCAATCCTTGTCAAAACGGGTGTTTATGTAATTAATAACTTCTTCCGCTGTACGGATGCCTGCTACCTCCTCTTTCTGTGGCTTTTTTGTAGTCTTCTTATCCGACTCGTCTACGGTTGACTTTAATGCGGCATTCTTTTCCTCTTCAAGTTTAGCCTTTTCGCCAGGGTACTCTTCTTCCTCATGGTCGAGAATAATAGTATTGTTGGCAAAAAGCAAGCTAGACTCTAGAAGTTCCTGACAGTATCGGTTTCGCAACGTAAGTGAAGGATATTTGTTTATAATTACATTACCATTTGCGAAAGGATAGCGAACCTGATTACCCTGCTTACCTGAAAGCAGATAGCTAATGCTATTTTGATTTACTCGTGCTTTATATGTCTTAATCATATTTATTCTTTATAAATGGTGGGCAGAGCAAGATGCACCTGCCCACCGATGGTTTATAGTGATAATTTACTGCGCTGTATCTTGACCAGCATAGATAGCCCAAGCGGTGCCAGTGTAGTATAAAACTGTACCTGCCTCATACTTGACATCATCAGTAGGAGAATTAGTACCCTTTAAGGTGTAGTTTTGCGTGAGCGCAACCTTCATACCCTTTGATGGATTCTTAGGAAGTTCCTTAGCAGAAATGATGGCATTAAGTGACTCTGTGGCAATCTTAGCAATCTTATCAGCAGGACCAACCAAGATTGAGTTGTAACCACGAAGTGCCACACTATCTGCCTCCTGATGAATCCAACGCTTAGCGTCACGAACCTCGCCACCTCCCTTAGACATATCATTGGTCTGCTCCTTCTTGCCAATCTTGACGTATCGGCGAGAAGCCTTAGGGTCAAAGATAACCATGAAGTCTGACATACCCAAGAGATCGAGAGTCTGAGTCCAAACAAAATCAATAGAGCCGAAGGTGTCTTTGAATCGCTTGAAGGTAAGGTCGAACTCGTTGTGATTAATGAAGTCGTTCTGATGGCTTCCCTCCAACTTGATATTCTCCAAACGTTCGATAGCATTCTTACCACAGAAGGCAAAACAACGATCATTCTCGGAGAATTCCGTGAACTGGAGTTTGGAAATAGCAATCAAATCGCCAAGCGTATAAGTATCACCGATGGAGTATGTGTTGGTGAGCTGATTGATGATACCCTCAGAGGTATAGACATCTTCAATCTGTCCGTCGCCGGTCTCTGCCTTGAAGCGAGACTTGCATCCAAGCAAATAAGTACGCTCTGCACGTAGGTTATACTTGATGATAGCATCGGTCTTTAAGTCGGCAACTGTAATAGGCTGCTCCTTCTTTACCTTCTCGTAGTCATCTGTAAATACGATGTTCAAGAGTTTCTTCTGAACATACACTTCTTTCTCGCGTGGCTGGAAGTTTTCTGGTGTAATGGTGAGCTGAGACTCAGAAGCTGCAGATGCACCAGCAAGGAACGTTGTTCCAACAGGGATTTCCGGGCAAGTCATGTTGTCAAGATTGTCTCTTGAGTCTCCACTAACCTTCGGCTTTCCGTTGACAGCCTGCATAACCGCTTTTTTACCGTTAGCCTCAATTACATAAAGCATCAGTGTACCCTCTGTCTTGGTCTGTGAGCCAGCAGCATAACCGGGAACACCAGAAGCAAAAACAGTAGTGCCTTTATAGAATGGGCGAATAGAACCAGAGAAGTTCGTTGAATTAATCTCGATGGTGTCAGCAGTTTCAATTCTCTGAATAGTCTGTCCATCAAGAGTTTCGCCGCCAACACGCTGATGCGAGATTGACCAGTTCTTAATATTTACTGTTTTTGCCATACGGCGAACAATAGAAAGAAGCGGTGTCTTGAAAGGATAGAACTTAACTATCTCACTATCCCACTCCTTATCAAGCAGACCACCCTCACGAAGCTGTGTACTAGAAGCCTGGGAGCCTGTAAGGTCTTGACCATCTTTTTTTCCACCAGGGCTAAGTCTGTCGTTAACATTAGGGTCTACTGGCTCTTTTTGGGCAACAGTATCTTTGTCTGCAGGATTTACTCCCTCGTTGCCAATCTGCGGCTCTACAAGGTCTGCCGTTGCCATTACGCCACCACCGGTAACTACGGCAAGAAGCATCAGAATCATCTTAAAGACGAACTGACCACTCATAAAATTCTTAAAACAATTTTTCTTCATTTTATACATATATTAATGGATTAATTACTTCTAATATCATCAAAGAAACTTTCACGTTTCTGTTTCTTTGCCGGTTTATTTCCTGCGCCAGAACTAGAAAGAGAAGGAGGAATACCTTCTGTGCTGGAAGAGCGAACCTTATTCTGAATCTTTTCGTTTCGGGCTTGCATAGCCGCCTCGTCACGGGCAGAGGAAATATCAGAATCGTAGTTGTTGGCATTGTGGAGCATCTTCCAAATATCATCTGAAATATCGCCACTCTCTACCTTGTCGTGAATCTCGTAAATCTGGGACCACATATCCTGTGCATCATCGGGATAGAGCTTCATCAGGCGTTCAAGCGACTTGCGCATGTTGGCAGTAACCTTCTCGGTAGCCTCATTCTGTTCAGCCACGTCCTCGTTGTGCTTGGCGAGAATCTCAGCGAGTTTCTTGCCGCCTTCAGGATCATCAAGCAAGGTTTTAACGTCAATACCCATGCGAGCCATCGCATCAAACGGATTATCGTCCGGATTCTTCTCCATATCCATCGCCAGAGCAGCGAGCCACTTGTGCTTATCGAATACCTTAGACAACGCCTTACCGCTTTCCTCGTATCGTCCGAGCAAATCAGCATCATCATTCATTGCCGCATAACGAGCTTCCTTGTCTTCGAAGTCGATGTCAGAATGGCGATTAGAGAAGCGCTTGGAGAAAGCTGTACGATTAGGGCGCTCATCTACAGACGTTTCATCTGTAGCAGCCTCAGCAGGTGGAGCCTGTTGTGCGCCACCTTCCTCATTCATCTGTGCTAATTCTTCTTTTGTCATATCTCTATAATACTGTTTGAAACTTTTCGGCAAAAATGCAAATAATTTGAAGAAGTTTTGCCGTGCTCCAACCTTGCGCTTGGCGGTTGGTTGGAACACGGCAAAGAAAGCCATGTTTTTGCCTATTTTTGCGCCTATAATTAATAATGTATAAGAAAATGGTAAAGGCAAGAATACTGACACTTAGCAAAGTGATGCCTCAACATAACAAGTATGACTCGGTTAAGGCTCGCAAGCGAAGACAAGAACACGGCAAGGACGAGGAGCTACTCAGCCGATGCAGAAATGCTTGGAATAACCTGAGCGGTGTGCGAGAAACGAGGGCGAGAACGATGCGCTACTGTATGGGCGACCAATGGAGCGACACCATCAGGGTATATCATCATGGTTACTGGGAGGAAATGACGGAGCGAACCTATATGGAGAAGCGCAACCAGACACCTATGAGCAACAACATCATGGTGAGCATTCTGGAATCTATTGCCGGTCTTTATGCCAAGCAGGGAACGGAACCGGTCTGCTTTGCAAGAGATAGCGACTCCCGACAGCTGAGCGACATGATGAGTGCCACGATGCAATGCAACTGGCAGACAACGTACATGCAAGATGTGTTGAACCACGCTATTAAGGACTATCTTATGGGCGGTCAGATGTTTGTCAGGGAGAGTTGGGAGGCTAAGGAACTGGAAATGCCCGATTCATGGACAGACGCGATGGAACCCGACCACATGTTTTTTGAATGCGGCAGCGACCCACGACACAATGACGTGAGTCTTATCGGTGTTCTGCATGACGTGAGCCGAGAAGACTTGTATCAGAAGTTTGCCAAAAAGGAATATGGGCTTACGGAAGAAGATCTGAACGCCATCTTTGATATTTATCCTTTGGACGATAACAGCTACGGCTATGAGTTTAACGAAGAGAAGGCGTTGGAGAATCTCTGTTTCGACCACAGTAACAAGGGAAGACATTACTCTAGAGTGATTGAGGTGTGGACCACGGAAACCAAGCCAAGACTGCAATGCTTTGACCCGATTGCGACCACAGGAACCGGTGCTTACTTCCGTATAGATTTGGATGATACTGCGATGATACAGAAGCTGCGCAACGATAATATGAAGCGCAAGCAGCAGTATGACGAAATGGGTATAGCGGAAGAAGACAGAGCGTACATCACTAGCGAAGAGATTGCAGATAAGTACTGGTATTATACCTACATGGCGCCAGACGGAACTATCCTCTGCCAGGGCGAAACACCATACGATTATAAGAGCCATCCTTTCACGATGAAGCTCTATCCGTATATCAACGGAGAGATTCATCCATTCCTTGCCAACATCATAGACCAGCAGCGATACATCAACCGACTGATTGTGATGAACGACATGGCTATCAGAAGCAGTTTCAAGGGATTCAAGATGATTCCTACAAATGTGCTTAACGGCAGAACACCAGAGCAGTTTATGGAAGAGGCGGTAGAGTATGACGGATGGATATTCTACAAACCATCGGTAAAGACACCGAATGTGAAACCGGAGATTATTACATCGAATGCCGTGAACATCGGTACGAATGAACTCTTGCAGATAGAGCTGAACCTGATTCGAGAGGTTACCAACGTGAGCGGTGCTTTGCAGGGTAAGACCCCATCGGCAGGAACTTCGGCAGCCAGATATGCACAGGAAAGCCAGAATGCAACCACGTCTCTGTATACCATCCTTGCCGACATGGACGTGTTCACGGAGAAGCTGGCAACCAAGAAGTGCATGACTATACAGCAGTACTACGAAGACGGAAGAAGGGTTTACGACCGGAACTTCAATACGGTTTACAAGTACGACCGTCTTTCGGCAAGAGATATTCACTTCAAGATCAGCATCAAGAATGCAGCAGCTACGGCAGCCTTCAACACGATGCAAAACGATACGCTCGACAAGCTTCTTGAAATGGGCGGTATCAATATCATTCAGTATCTGCAGAACCTCAACGCACCATTTGCAGACAAGTTGCTTGCCAGCGTACAGGAGCAGCAGGCTCAGCTTGAACAGATGTATCAGCAGCAACAGGCAATGGCTATGCAGCAAGGCGGTGGTCAGGTAGAGAACGGAATTGTGCAGGGTGCAGACCAGAATGCAGTAGCACAAGCACAGAGTGCATTAGGATATAACAGAGCAGCATAAGGTATGGCAGAAGAAACGAAATTAGTAACAATCAGTATGGAGTCCATCGAAGGTGATGTGACAAAGCAGGTTTCAGTTATCGCAAAGAGGCTGAAAGACAAGGATGGTGTTTCTCTGTTTGGAAGCACAACCCTATCATCTGTAGAGAAAATGGTGATAAGGCAATACATCGAATCCGCGGTTCGAAGTTTTGCTGGCGAAATGGCACCAGTAGTAAAAACCTATCTGGATTCTTCACTTCCTGCATCAGTAACTTTCAATGTGACCCGACTGAGCGAAGGACACAAGAATGCTTTTGAAAGTTGCTTTATGGGATATGTAAGGGCGTACACAGCCTACATGGTGCTAACTTTGAGCAGTACAGAGCAAGCAAAAGTTTATTCGGATGAAGCAGATCTGCTTTTGAAATCTGCAATAAAACTGGTATTTAACAAAGAGGCTCCTTCGGCCGGAGATAAAACACTGAAAGATATGACAGGATCCATAGAGAGTGACCCACAGTTAGAAACTATTAAATAAGGAAAGATATGATATTAAAATTTCAAATTATCAAATCGGTAGTAGTTGACGAGGTTAAGAGGGCAACCTACCTAAAGGCTAAGATAGATGGTGCTACAGATGATAGAGCCATCAAGATGAGTTTTAATGAAGCAGCTGGCGACGAGGCTGTGCACGAAAATACGTTGACGCACGATTTTCAATCAGCATTGGAGATAACAAAGGTTATACTTGCGGACTATCTGGCTCCAAACGCTCAGACATCAGGCGATAACGTTATATACTACAATGACAAGGATGATGATATAGTAGAGTTTGTTATTGTAGTATCACGCAGATGCAACGGAACACTCTCTGACACTCTGGCAAGATTGGTAGCAAAGTATGTAGAGGACTATATGATATACCAGTGGTGGTTAAAAACTACCAACCTTAAACAGGCTGAACCTTACTTGCAGTCATTGACATTTGACGAACAGAATATTCGCAGATGTTTCGTTCTGAGTGGTCCGGCAGTTCCTACTGTTCCTTACACCCAACATCTGACCGCCAAGGTGGACGGAAGCGAAGAGGACGGAGCAGTAACCATACGTATTGACGATATGGAAGTTACCCTATCCTACTCTATTGACGATGGGACCATTGATGATATTGAGGCAAAAAGCAGCGCCCCTAGCATCTTGGAAGTACACAGAAGTCAGGAGCCACATGCTTTCTGGCTGAAGCCTATCAATACAGGTGTAGCAACTATCACTCTATTCTCCAGACACAGCGACAAACTGGAAGTGGAAGTAGAAGCAACCGTAGCAAAGGAGGTATAAGATGGAGTTTAACAAATTACACCCGACACATTTTATCAGAGAGAGAGGATGGAAGCCCGAGCCAAATCCTTTCTTGCCGAAGCCACGAAGAGCAGGGCACGGCTATTGGGATAAACACATCTTTATCTATGCCACACAACTCTGGTATGATATTGATTCAAATACCAATATGGTAGGACGAGCAAGACGGAACATGAAGGACGCGCAAGGTGAAGACATTCCGACAAGCGAGAACGATCAGGAACGCCCGCTCTTCTACCGATGGTTTGACAAGTATATTAATAAGGTGGAAGCAAATCTGTCTGCCTATGTAATGAAACCAGAAGGAAGGGTAAGAGATAATGCCCTGCGAGAATGGGATGAGAAGGAGATATGGCTGAAATTTCCAGACTACTGGGATGATACCAAATATGATGCACTCGTCAAGCTGATACACGACTATATCGTGACAGGTGCGCTATACGAATACTTTATGCGCACATTGACGAGCAAGGACCCTCTGACGATAGACCAGTTAAACCAACTGGACGAACTGGAGATAGACATCATAGACTGCGCCAACTCTACCAAACCGGGCAGTATGATTCACACGTTGAAACCCTTCGGATAATAAAAAAGCGAGCGTATGGAAGATTTTGAAATGGATGGATTTAAGTCTGTAAGGGAGATACAGAAAGAGAAGAAGGAGAAGGTAAAGAAACTTCTCCCTGCAAGAAAGAGTGCCCAAAAGGAATATATACGTGACTGGCTGGCAAGGAGCCAAGAGCAGTTTGAGGATTGTATGAACCAACTGGCAGAGTATGATCCTAAGACATACGTCACCATCTACAAAGACCTTACCAAGCACATGATACCAAAGCAGACAGAAGTAAGCGTTACCCACGGAATAGATGCAGACTTCAAGCAGCTCATGGCACTCGGTATGACAACCGTAGAGGACGAAGACGAGGCAGACGTACTGGATATAAGCAAAGCACCCGAGATACAGGATGCAGATTTTGAGGAACTAAACGATTTGACGGATGGCTCTAGTAACTGAACAGGAAATAGATAATCTCGTAGCGGAAAATCAGGAGCGATACGATGAGATTTATGGTCCCTACGACCCTATGACGGGCGAAGGGTGCTATAACTTTGAGCATCGTGTGAAGATAGAACTATCCGATTTCTTCATTCCTAAGATGTGGGTTCCGAAGAAGACCGCCAAATCTGTTCTGTTCAGAGGTCTGAGAAAGATGGGCAGTCTGAAAGACTACATCAACTATGTGTTGCACCAGAAGGATGATGCCCAGCATTTCCAAATGCTTACCTTTGCCATCTGTAGAGTGAGGTTCATGGAAGACCCCGAGTTTGCCCTATACGTGACCGATAAAATTGAGGATAAGAAGACCGGTAAGATGATTCCTTTCAAGCTGAATTATCCTCAAAGAAAACTACTGAAGATTATGGAGGACCTGCGGAATGCCCACAAACCGGTGTTCGTGGTTATTCTGAAGGCACGTCAGTGGGGCGGCTCTACCCTATCACAGCTTTACATCAAATGGATTCAAGACTATAGGCGCGATGGTTGGAATGCTATTGTGCTTGCCCAGCAGAAGAATACCGCCAAGAAGATTAAGGCCATGTACCGAAAAGCTTTGGAGCGGCAGCCGGGGTGGACCGTGGGGCATCCGGGCGCAAAACTTCAGTTCTCGCCATACGAAAATTCTCCTGACGATTTCCAGGTAACGGATGGTGTGAAGGCAATCAGACGAAGTACGCTGACTGTAGCATCCTTCGAGAACTTCGATTCTGTGCGTGGTAGCAACTTCCACTGCGCCCACTATTCGGAGGTAGCCTATTGGAAGAAGACACCAGAGCATGATCCTGAGGGTGTGATTTCTTCTATATCCGGTGGTATCGACCCATTGGAAGACAACGTGGAGATATTCGAGAGTACCGGTAGAGGTAACTCTGGTTTCTTCTACGACAAGTGCCAGTTGGCAATGGACCCAAAGAATAATGATGCTTATTCGTTCCTCTTTATTCCTTGTTTCTTCATCGAAAAGGATATGACTCCTGTAGAGAACAGAAGAGCATTTGCCAAGTGGCTTTTGCAGAACAGAGACCGAAGTACCTGTCCGAAGGGTTATCGTGAGACCGGTAAGTTCTTCTGGCGAATGTGGCAGAAGGGTGCTTGCTTTGAGGCGATAGAATGGTACAGAAACTACAGAAACAAGTTTACCACCCATGCGGCATGTGCTACCGAGGCTCCTATTGATGAGGAAGATGCGTTCAGAAACTCTGGTAGACTGGTATTCAATCCTTATTCTATAGACGACATGCAGGCTATGTATAAGCAAGACCCTAAGTTTACTGCTGACATCGTGGTGAACATCAGCGTGAAGGATGATAACACTATTCCGAACTCGAAGGTAAAGCTGAGAGACGACGGAGAGGGAGACTTGAAGATTTGGGCTGTGCCAAACTGTCTGCAAGTGGAGAACAGATATTTGGTGAGCGTGGATATTGGCGGTAAGAGTACGACGTCGGACTATACCGTTATGACCGTGATAGACCGATTCGGTATGATTCCTACCGTGAAGGGCAAGCCAAAGGTGGTAGCTAGATACAGAGGACATGTTAGACATGATAAGCTGGCATGGATGGCTGCTGCCCTAGCTCATTATTATGATGATGCGCTTCTGGTGATAGAGAGTAACACTGCCGACCGAGAGAAGAACAATAACACGGAGGGTGATCACTTCCTGACTATTCTGCAGGAGATAGCCGACTACTACGATAATCTGTATCAGAGAACGAGCAGTTCGGAGGATGTGGAAGACAACGTACTGGCGAAGTATGGTTTCCAAACCAACAAGCTGACGAAGCAGCAGGTGATTGATAACTTGGAAGAGTTTATTGATGATAATCTGTATGAGGAACCAGACAAGGAAATGTATCATGAGTTGCGCATCTATGAGCGACATGATGATGGCAGCTTGGGTAACATCGTGGGTAACGGAAACCATGATGATGTGGTAATGAGTACCGGCATCGGTCTCTTTGTGAGTCTTACGGACATGGAGAAGCCTAGCTGGAAGAAAGCGGAAAGAAGAAGCCGTGGTGGCGATGGTGTTCATACGGCGGCGAAAATTTAAGTCAATGTTAAATGTTGAATTATTATGGAAAGAAACTTAGAAAGACAAACTTTGAGCTTTAGCAAGGGCATGACGAATGTTCCTAGCGACTTGCTTTCAGATGATTCTGAACTGCTGGAGAGTGACGGATTTATCTTTAAGGATGGAGAAATGAAGGCGGTACAGAAGGGGGTAAGTATCGGCAACGTTCCTTATAAGATAATGTACGTGCATAAGATGGCTGACTATGAGAATATCATTGCTTATGATGGTACGGAAAATATATACTGGTATACCAAAGATGATAGTGGAAATATCGCAAGCCCACCCGATGGAGTAACGAAAAGTTTCAATGTAGGAACCGTTTATGATGTAAAAAGTATTGGCAATACTTTGGTTTGTGCAACCAGCGAAGGGCTTTACTATTTGCTTTTCAAAGGAAACAAATACAAGAATCTGGGTAAAGATTTGCCTCGTTTAGATTACGATTTTACTTTTGAGCGACCGATACAAAACTACACCCAAGAAGAAAGCGGAAGAACATTATGTAATGCCGAGAATGCTGTAGAATCGAATGGTGGTAAAGGAGAGAGTTACTTTAACCCATTAAATCATACATTTATTCAGGCAGGAGGAGTAAAACCCGATGGTAGCGAAACCAGATCGTATACTACATTCAGCGTTAAGGACGGGGCGCCAGACTCTAGATATGAAAAAGAGTTTCAAGAAACCATCCAAGGACATGTAGCGCAAGCGATAAACTGGGCAAAGAGCAAGAATATGTTTGCTTTTCCATTCTTTCTAAGATGCGCTTTCCGCATGTTTGATGGTTCATACTGCAGAATAACCACGCCAATAGTCTGCTACCCTACAGTAAATAAAAACTGCATGTTTAGTGGTGCTGTATTTGATAGTACACACAACTCCTATATGGATTTACATCAGATGGGTTTAGGAGACATGTTCTACTTTATAGAATATAGAGAATTGCTATTCAGGTTTGAATCAATATCCAGTGACTGGAGCGACATCATCAAGGAGATTGTAGTTTTTGCGTCAGACCAAGTAGTTCCATTCTATATAGATAAAGGTTGGCATTTTGAAAGTCCGAATGGATTGCACAAGAAATATGCTTATGCTAATTTCGGCTATAAAACTTACGATGAAAAGCTATTTAATTACGACGTGGGTGGCTTTACGGGTACATACACCTCATATACCAGAGCGGTACATGATGAACTTTTACCAAAATACAAGAGTGATGATCAGATTATATCCGAATTACTCACAAAAACAGTTTTTTACAAATTATTCACCGTTCCAATCAATGCAAGTTATATGGGTGGATATAATTTTCATCATACAGTTACAGGTCAGGGTGGAGAACCGGCATTTATTAGTGAAGGAACCTTGGAAAATCTTCAAGAGCAAGAGCAGCTGAAAGTGGACGATTACTACGGATGGGCATCTTTGAGTGCCGAATCTATATACAATTATAATGGCAGACTGAATCTTATTGGAGCAACACGAACTCCTTTTGCTGGTTTCGCCAAATTTGTAGGAAAAGACGGGTCTTCTAAGGATGACGGATTTCTTATGCTTACACACATCGTTTCAGATAAATGCGATACATGGGCTGTAAGAAGTGCTACTGCCGATGAAGATTTTCTGCAAGGATGGCTGTTTTACCCAGACCCGAATGCTACGGAGGTTATTTTTAGCTCTGGAGGCAAATATATCAGAGTTAGTCTAAAGGAACACCCTAGATTAAATGGCGCTTATACATTTCCTGTACTTCCACCAAATAAACCACAGAAATTTGCGGAAATCAGTGAAAGCGAATTGCAAAATATTGTAACAAGCGTAAACGATAAAGAAAATTTGAACTCTCAGATTTTTACATCAGTAGTCAACAACCCATTTGTATTTGAGGCATCTGGAGATAATACGGTTGGAACAGGTAAGATACTTGGAATTATTGCCAATACAGAGGCGGTTAGCCAAGGTCAGTTTGGTCAATATCCATTGATGGTATTTACGGATGAAGGTATCTACGGCTTGTCGGTTAACTCGGAAGGTCTCTATAGCAGAGCCTATCCAATATCAAGAGAGGTATGTAATGAGGATTCGCCACTGGTGCCGACGGACAGGCTTGTGTTCTTTGCTTCAAAGAAGGGACTGATGGCGGCAAGCGGTGGAAGCGTAGCCTGCATGAGCGAACAGATGAGGGGAAGAGTACCAAGGAACTTTGCAACCTTCGGGGAAGGCAAGTTCCTAGATTTTCTGAAAGACTGCTTTATCGCCTACGATTACAGAGACTCCATATTGAGAATATTCAGCAAAGGGAAATCATACCAATACATATATAATATGGTGGATAAGACCTTCTCAATGGTGAATAGCGGAATAGAGGCACAGGCAGTAGTGAATGACTATCCGGATAATCTGATACAAGATACTAACGGAAACGTATATTCACTTACAGCAAAGCCAGACATCAACGAAGATACGGAAAGCTATAGCGGATCATTTACTACCAGACCTTTGAAGATGGGCGGCAGCATGACGTTGAAATCGCTGAGAGCGGTGAAGCATCTGTTTGATTCGGACGAAGGTACGATTGGGCTGGAGATATACGGAAGCAACGACTGCAAGCACTGGTGCAAGCTGCCAAGCTTGGCAGGTAAGCCTTGGAAGTACTTTACTTTTAAGTATACGCTGCAGAACTTTAAGGCTGCTGATTCCTTTGCTGGAAGTATAGTAGAGGTACAAAGCAGACGAGAAGACAAAATGAGATAATTCTTTCATACGCGCTAATTTATGATAACATGAAAAAGGCGGCTGCTCATCACGAGTGGTCGCCTTTAAAATGAGTTATGAAATACATTTCGAAAACATGATTCTCTTTATATGTGTGTTATCTGTTTTTGATATTATTTACGCAATACGCTACGATGTAGCCTAATACGAAGCAGTAAAGATGGAGAAGTCCGTTGACAACATTCGGCACGGCCATGGTGCAAATAATGAACGGCATCGCTTTCTTTAATGCCTCTTTCCATCGCCCTGTCCTACCCCACATCAAACCGAAGGAAGAGAAGAGGAAACCGGAAAGCCCCATTGTAGGCTGACTAACATACATGGGCAGCAGACTAGCGACAGAGGCAACAGCCAGAGAAGTGACTGGTTTCATATCGTTCTTTATCTGCCAAAGCACCAGAAGGTTTACGGCAAGATGAAAGCCGTTGACATGGAAGAAGCTATACAGGATATGATTCTGCCAAGGGCAACCGGGATAGAAACCGACGTGCCAAGTACACAGAACGAGGCAGATGATGCTAAGCACCAGCTTTGTTCGAAAGTTTCTTCTTACGAAGGTCCATTTCTCTGTAATTTTTTCCATACTTCTTATAGTAAGCGAAAATGAATTTGAGATTACTTGGCTGGATAAAGAACTCTGGTGCAGGCTCAGAAACAAGGAACTGGCAGATAAACCATAAAGATTTGCCCACGAACTCCTTTCGCTGCGTCATTTCGTTCATCCTATTGAACAGCGTATAGTACAACTTCTGCCGAATCGGCTTCATGCTATCCACCTTTGAGAAATCGCCGACTGCCATTCTACGGAGTATATCCCAAGCTCTTTTGGGAGAAACATAGTATCTGGGTGCAGGAGAATGAACCACCTTTTCCCAAGCCTCCTGTTGGGAATGGCAATTAGGAGCTATCTCCCGATACGCCTTCATCAGATCATCCCTCTGTCTGTCAATCAATTCGTAATTTGCTCTTGCCATATAAATGCTACATTAAGATGTTGCAAATATACATATTATTTAGAATATGACCAAATAAGAGCATAAAGATTTAAATAAGTTTAATATTAGACTGGTTTTCATGGTGTTACGAAAGAAAAAGTTTAATTTTGCAACGAAATAACATATATATACTAAGAACTGTTAGTAAAAAGTGAAATTAAACCATAAATTCGTAACAAAAATGAGAACAAAACAGGAATCGCCTCTCTCGGAAGAGGAGGAAGCCTTAGTTATGGAAGGCTTATTGAGTAGGAAGATTTGGAGGTTCTATGAACTTCTATCAAAGTGGGCACCCATCCCATTGATGCTAGGTCACTGGTACGCCGTATGGGACTATGGACATTATCCCTAGACCAACAATATTAGATACCGATTTCAACGGAAACTGCATCATCTGGATTTATGTACTGGCATACATCTACATGCCACTGACCATGATACCGGTAAGTTTCTTCTTCAGATACTGCTGGATATTCCGCATTCCGTTCTTCTATTTTTTCGGTATCAACGCAATCAGATTATATTATCAGCACTGGCTCATCACTCCCGAGCAGTTGGAGATGCACCATGTGTTTATCATATTCACTTTAATGCTTTACGCTTATGGATTTATCAAAATCGCTCTATCGAATAGCAGAATCTGCCTTCGGGATGCTAAGAAACGATGAGTGCGGGTTTACAGAGGAAGAAGAGAGGATTGTGCAGAGAAATCTGCTTTACTGGATGGAAAGGAAGCATCACTTTGACGAGCAACTGGGCAGAGCCTGCATCGCCAACATCTATTATTTTGATGATGATGTTCACAAAAAGTATGCGCCTTACTTCGGGTTTGATGAGTTGAAGGATGATTATGACCGGCTATCTTGGAACATACCGGACTACAACTTCTGGGATTTTGCAGTAACGATGAATAAGATGTATGCTGACCATATAGACGTGGTGGGCAAATGGTCGAAGAACAAAGACACCACAAGAAAAAGGATTTCGGAACTGGCTATCAGTTTCCTCTGTGACGAATCGACAAACCACCCTACAGATAAAATCTGGTGGTACATGAACAGCTAAGTTGGAACACGGCAAAAGCTATTGAAAAGCCTTTTATCTTTGTAGCCATTAATCAAAAATAATGGTATATGGCAGAGATAGTACATACATTTTTACAAGAGCACCTGTACAGATCGGCATTGGTTATTGTCATCTGCATGGGTGCTCTTATCATTTCTATGGGCGTGGACCTGTTCTTCGGCATCAAGAAAGCGAAAGAGAACGGACTGGCTACGACAAGTACAGGATTCAAGAAGACTTGCGATAAGGCGAGGAAATACTTTTCTCCATTCATGGTGACGGTCTGCATAGACCTGATAGCCTGTACGGTTCTCCCCTTCCCTGTCTTCTCTATGATTTGGGCAGGATATTGCGTGTTCTGTGAATTTGTAAGTGTAAGAGAGAAGAGCTGGCAGAAGGCTGAGATACGGAAGCAGGAGAAGACGGTAAGCATTCTTCTGGAGAACAAAGAAGACTTGGCTAGGGCTTTTGCTGAGATTATGAAGGAGCAAGGAAAGGAGGAGAAGAAATGAGACTGATTAAGAGAATTTTTGTTCATTGTACTGCATCTTCACAGAAATGTGGCGTGAAGGAACTTTGGGATGAGTTTAAGCGCAAAGGCTGGAATAACCCAGGGTATCATTACGTGATTACTGCAGATGGTGGGATTCACCAGATGCTGCCGGTAGAAATGGTTAGCAACGGCGTGAAGGGATATAATGCTACGGCTATCAATGTGGCTTATGTTGGCGGCATCAACAAGAAGGGGAAAGCGGTAGACAACAGAACTGAGAAGCAGAAGAAATCGCTTATCACTCTGCTCACTCAGCTGAAGAAGAAATATCCTGATGCCGAAATCTTGGGGCATAGGGATATTTCGCCCGACAGAAACCATAACGGCGTAGTGGATCCTTGGGAGAGAATCAAGGAGTGCCCTTGCTTTGACGCTAAAGTTGAATACAAAGAGATATAGCTTATGAAATGGCATGACATAAGGTTTTGGAAATGGGCTTGCATCGGCTTGGTGATTGGAATTATCCTATTGGCATTTACAGGATGCAAGACGAAGGAGTATATCAAGGTTCCTTCTGTTAGAACAGAATACGTATGCAGAACTGATACTTTTGCTAAGTTGGATAGTATCTACATGAAGGATTCGGTGTATGTTTTTCAGAAAGGTGATACGGTTTTCCATAACAAGGTGGTTTATCGGGACCGGTATCATAATATATATAAGGTGAAGACGGACACGATCATCAAGACGGATTCTGTCGCCGTGCCTTATCCTATAGAGCGGCAACTGACGAAGAACGAACAAAGGCTGATGTCGCTGGGCAGATGCTATATTGCCTTTCTGTTCATACTGGCGGCTTGCGCGATTGGGTTCACTCTCTGGTACAGAAACAAAAAATGCTAGCTTATGGCGAAGATCAGCGAAGAACTGCAGATGATTGATTCGCTCCTGATGGAATTTCATGAGCGGATTCAGAGCGGAAGATGCTTAACTAACAAACAGCAAAATGCTTTCATGTTAGATTTTCTGCACCGCATCGCCAACAAGGATGAGCCTATCAGTAAGGCTGAGGCATGCGGCTACGTTCATGTTTCGAGGGCTACCTTTGATCGCCTTGTGAAAGAAGGCAGGCTGCCAAAGGGTAAAAAGCGGAAAGGATGGACCGAGCTGGTTTGGTACGAAAAGGATTTAGATAAATATGTAGATAGATTGGTATAGATTTTACTTTTTTATTTTTAGTTAGTTTATTAATTAGGTTTTAAGTAGATTGTTTCATTGCAAAAAGAAATCCCCGCTCGGCTGTGATAGCTGGGTGGGGATTGTGGGTTAATCGCCAAGAATATCCTTGATTTTCTTTTCGATGAACTCATCAGAAGAACTCTCCTTTATTATGGCATCAATGTCTGGTAACTCTGCATCAACTTTGTCTTCTTGCATTTTTGAGGTAAGCATGCCAATTACCAGTTTCGCCCAAGGGCTATTAGCCATATCTGCCAATGAATCCTTTTGAAGCTCATAGGCTTTCTTTAACTCTCCGTTATCACGGAAATATCTGAGCACTTCCGTCAATGCTTCAACAAAGTTCTTGTCTTGCATTGGGTTGCTCTTTGCCTCTTCCAGTTTAAGCATTAGGAAGAGTAATGATGAATGTAAATCTGTTTTATCCATAATGGCTTGTTTTTTATATTTGTATTTAATAAACCAATCTACAATAAAAGGCACAATAATCAATGTAATAAAAAAGGCAAACCCCTTATCATGTAAATCACAAGTCGTTTTGCACATTACTTCATTAAGGTGCCATCCATCAAAAATAAGACAAAGAATATCTAACGAGAGAATAATGATAAAAGCTATCGCAATAGTCTCTAATGCTTTCGGCACAAAGTGCTTTATCTTCTTGAATAATTTTATTTTCATACGCTATTTATTTTTAATAAAAAACGTTCCACTACACCAGTCGCTGCTTTCAACATCATTATGCAGCTTGGTACATCTGCCGATAAACTCATTACCTTTATAATGCTTACAACGACTACACTCCTTTGAATTTCTCAAAATTGCACGAAACAAGCTTTCGTTAGCACTCGGCCAATTTGCCTTATTCCATCTGATAGTCGCTTTCTTATAGAAATACTTCAATCTAGGAAAGAACCTACTATCTTCCTTAACTGAATGTTCTGAATCGAAGTAACGTGAATCGGTACTTCTTCTCATTATTTTCAAAATTTTCTTTGCTAATCTAATCTTCATATACTACTTCTCTTTATCGAATTTATTGCCAATAACTTTAAGATACTTAAAGTATAAAGAATAAGCTATTCCATCAGTAATAGCAACAAATGCCCCGTCCATATATTCGATTACTGCTTTTACCTTGGAGGAACCCTTAAATAGGTCATATATCTCACGTTCTACTATATCACCTTCCCAGATTTCTTTGCCTTCACAATCTTTCAGCCCTGTGTACTGGCAGATTGTATCTGAATCAACAGAGAAAGCACCGCCACCTTCTATGGGAACTATGATAGAGTCATTCTCGTAGGAATGCAGCAAATCTCCGATTGCCCATCCTTTGCCGTCAAGACGTTTAGCCTTAAACTTGATATTTTCTATTTTCATATTTATATGTTTATATAAAGTCTAAATAGACTGTTGTTTTTACTTTATTAACTTTGTTATTGTTATTGTTATTAAAATAATCACTACCTTTGCAGCGCAAATTAGAAACGAGGTAAACAACCTCCTGGCAAAATCGCCAACAATAAAAGTCTCCTAGCCCTCCGCTCGAAAGACATTTTCCCCAGTCCAGTGCTGGGGTTTTTCTTTGTATGGCGGCTCCATGCAAGGTGCTCAAAGCAATTCCGCTTTTGTGTATAATGCCAGAAAGGAGGTTGTTGCCTCATATGTTTTCTAATTTGCAAAAGAAAGAGAGTGGTACTGAAGTTTTCTGTTGGTCTCGCCGCAGAAAGGATGGTACTATTGAGTACGCTCATGGTAAACCATTCCACTTCTTTATCAACAAGTAAATCGTAAGCTTACGTTTTAACTCTTTCGGGGAGGTGCTCACTGGAGACACCTCCTTTTTTATTTCAATTTTACCGGTTCATCACTCCAAGATAATTCTCTTCCGATGAGTTTTTTAATGCTACCTTGTGGAAGTTGAAAACCATAAGCTCCATGTCTATCTTGTGGCAACCAATAATTATGTTCGATACAATCACCAGCCCACATATCAGGCTTGTAGTTGAATATCCATTCTCCGATATAATCTACTGCTACCCATGCCATAGCTATTCCTCCACTTTTACGCCAAATGGAGTGCAATCGGCAAAGGTGAACCATTCAAAAGCCGTTTCAAAATCAAGACGTTCAACATCTGTTTCGATTCCGTCTGTCTTTATTCTTTGAATAATGATGTAAACGTCCTTACTGCTTTCTATGACCTTGTATTTAATGAACGGCTCATGTTTTCTTATTTCTTGCCAGCATTCTTCTTCGGTGTTGAATGGTCGGAACTTTGCTTCGCTTTGTTGTTTGATGCGATACTCGATATTGTTCCAATACCCAATCTCTTTCATTTCAACCCAATCATTCGGAACATCTGTACCTTTTATAGAACTTGGTTTAGTTCTACACTCTATTGTCCTTCCTTCTGCGAAAGCTTGCAGAATAGGATAAAATTCTTTAGCTTGATTTCTGTCCATAATTTAGTCCTCCATTATAATTCTTCATACATTTTTTGATGTCGTTCTAAACTCTTTGTAAGTCTCTCAATAGCCATATCTTTCAGTTCTTTAAAAGATATAAACCTAAAAATGGAAGCTTTTTTATACCCATTATATCCTAGCCCATTAGACAATGTGATGGTTTCATCTGTTGCATCTACAGCTTCCTTCCAATATTTAAGAGCCTTCTTGTCTTTTTCAATTAAACTTCTTAAGTTTGTAGCTTTGTTATAAATTTCTTCTGTCATACTTAGTCCTCCAATTCTTTAAGTGCCAAGACTAACTCGTTTTGAATATGAATTACCATACCTTCACTCAATTTTATTCTTTTTGAGCCAATCATCTTGGAAACATTATTAATGTGAACTATTGCTTTTATCACTTCTCGTATAGAAGCTGACTCATCGTTGGTTTTTGTATATCGTCTTTCAAATATCATCAACATATTTTTAAGGCGAATAAAATCTGTTCCCAACAACTTATCATTACTCATACATACACCTCCATTTCGTGATTAATACCCATACCGAATAGAATGTGTTGAAGTTCATGGACATACTTCATATTAGGCAACACTAATTCTCCACAAATGGAGACAGAGAAATCTTTAGTTGCATAATAAGAGTATAAGTATGGCAAGATGTCACGTTTACTATAAATATCAAACAGAAATCCACCAAAATCCAGTTGGTGCCCTATAAACTTCCATCCATTCTTCTCTAGAATCTCAGTAGTGAGAGGAATTGGACGAATAGCATTATTACTAATAGAGTATGTTGTACTACTATCATTTAACATGACTACCTTAAGAAAGCCACCACTCAATGAAGATATTACTTTGAATATTTTATCTTTAGCAAATTGAAGTGCTGAACTCTTTACCATCACCAAATCACCTGGTATATATTCTAATTTATTATCCATATGCTTTACTTTTTACGATGATTATACTTTTTGATAGCATCCTTCTTAGAAGCTGCCATAATCTTAACACCCTTGATGGTGAACTCATGCTGCGCCTTTGGCTGACACTTCTGCTTATCAGATGGAATATTGCCGCTTGGTGCGTCAAGTCTAGGACTTGAACACCCGAAAATATCATCTTGTGCATAAGCTGCCGTAGCAGCCATTATTAACGCCATTCTCATTAAATTTCTACTCATTCTCATCTCCTTTCTTTTTAGGAACATACTCATCTAACTCATCGTCAAACTCATAGCATTCTGGGCAGTAGTGCTTATCGCCTATCTCTGCCCATTCGCTTTCCATTGCTTGCTCTTTTGCAGTTCCTTCGTCTAACCAAGCCGTAATGCCATTAAATTCATCAATAAAGTGCTTTCCGCATCTATCACAAATGACAGAGTACATAGTTACTGGCTTAATCATGATTGCCTCCTTCCTTTGGAAGTAAATCATCAAGAAAATCCTTCAAAGCCCGATTATACCCACGCTGGAAGCCATACTCAAAGAAGGATCTTTCATTATCTGGCAAACGTCGTAATATTGTTGCATCATCAAGTTGTGCTATCTTTTCTAAAACCTTTGTGTCTATCATACTTATTCCTCCTCTTTAGTTTCATACTCCTGTTGTAACTTCTTGACCTCGCTCACGAACTTGCTGACATCAATATCACAATCAATTACCTCTTGATGGTTTTTGATTGCATCTTCTATCAGATGGGTGCATTCTTCGGTAAAACCACAGATACGATCACCTTCGATGGTGTAGAGATACTTGTGGGTGTTGTAGTATGCACATTGGCAGAGAAATAACCCCTCTGAGCTGAGGCGGTCCCGTACATCGGGATTGTTGATGCGAAGGACCACCATCTTACCTTTACTAAAATAGTATTTGCGGTATTTGATGCGGTCTGCAACGATGATTGCTATAGCTACCAACCACAGGATAGCTAGCACGATGATAACATCTGTTTGAATTGTATTCATAACTTTCATTTTTTATTGTTTGTTTATCTTAAGTCGGTCATTCTTCCAGGATTTTGAATGTTCAGTTCCTTATTGACATCGTGGAGGCTGACGGATGGCAATGTATGCGTATCGGGGTCTAAACCCTTCGACTTGCAGTAGTTTCTCCATGCCTCTATGCCATGAGGTTTCTTTGCATCCTCTATCGCTTTCAGGCGCTCTTCTTCTTTTCTGCGCTCGTCCTCTACCCTTCCACGCTCCTTCAGTAGGTCTGCCTCGTAAGCTATCAATCCTCTCATAATATCTTGAGGATTGATGGTTTTACCGTTGTTGATGAGCTTGTTGTATTCGCCATTGGTGAATGCTACGAAGAAGTAATCAAGTTCGGCAGGAGTTATGTAGAAATACTTTGTACAGATACGCTGAGCGAGCAACTGAATCTGATAATCTGTTGCATTATCGTAGGCACCCAAATAATAGAGAAGGTCTATCAGTCGTCCTGTTACCCATCCTACGAGGTCTCTGAGTCCACCACGTTTCTGTATATCCAACATGGTTTCCTTATTCTTCTTTATAGCCTCAGTTAAGGTTGCAGGACGCTGATAGTTTGCCTTATCCCTGATGATAGGCACTCGCGATGAGTCGGGCAGCGCTCTCTGAACGTTGGATATTCCGTTGTTGCTCATAATCTTGCTTTTGGATGATTTCGTCATTCCAGCACTCACCATTAAGATAAGTAAGTGGGTCTTTTCTGTATACAGGGTCGGGCGTGGATGCTACATAGAGAGGAGTAGTTTTCATACAAGCTACCTTATCGTTAAGGCTTAACTTCTTCCACTTAGCCTCTGCTTTCTTGCGGCCTCGTTTTTTATTGTAGGCATTCCACCATTCCTCAAAAGGCGGTTCGAAGACCAACATCTGTTTTTGCTCTTCTTCAACCTCCAAGTCTACCGTCTCTACTTCGGTATTGTTGTCGAACAACTCAGAAGGTTTGTAATACTTACCTGTAAGCGCCCATCTAGCACCAGCTACAAAAGCATCTTGAAGAGGTTCGCTTTCCGAATATTTATTTGCCTCCGAATGGATTTCCTTTAACGTTTTCATAAGCTATATGATTTTGATGATTTATACCCAACCGGCACCCGAGTTCTCGAGTTCTCGCTTGCAATACTGCAAACCCACTTGGTCGTCGGGTTCCGGAATCATGATACTGCGGACATTTGCGTAATCTATCACGTTTCGGATAACGCTGCTAGCCTCTGCTGTATTTAGGGAAGTGAGAGGCTTGTATTTGCGGTTGCCTGTCTTGTCTACCTCATCGGTATAGAAGATGTAGCTGCAAATATTGCGCTGAATATCACGAAGCGTTTCGTAGAAGGTCTGCCCTAACTTTAGGGCGAGATAGCTAATCATGAAGTGAAGATAACAGGACTGCTTGTCGGTCTGAATGGGGTGAAACTTCTTCAGTTCGATATTGTACCCACATTCTTTGGCTTTTTGAACTTCCTTCACGATTCTCAGATAGTCGCGAGGATCATTAGGATTGTATACACTCATATTATTATAATTACATTAGATTGATTACTAAACCCTTGCAAGCATAGTCGGTTGGAACACCGAGGACCTGCTGGAATTTGTTTACGGCAACATCGGGGTTAAGATGGCGTGCTGAACCATGAATGAGGACGATGCGCTTGGCGGTATTGGCTGCCTTGCATTCGTTGAGATACTCTATAGAGTGTGCCAGACTCATGTGGGAAAGACGTATGCGGTCGGCTTGACTGACTATCGTCTTGCCTTCGTTTACAGCTTTTTCGAGAAGAGAATCATCATAGTTGCATTCTGCCAAGAAGTATCGGCACCCTTGAACTACGTTTTCCATATTGTAGCAATCGGTGAAGAACATCATGGTTCCCATTTCCGGATGATGAATAAGGAAAGAGAAACAAGGAACATCGTGTTCTACCTTCATCGGGGTGATACTGAAAGCACCAAGATGATAGGTCTGTTCTTTAATCATGCCTTTTACTCCCTTGCATTTCTCGGATAGCTCTTCGGTAGAGTATGCATCGATTCCTGCTTTCAGAAAGTCTTTGGCATTTTTTGCATGATCGCCGTGGGAGTGACTGATAATCACTCCCACGCATTTTGATGTTTTGAGGTTTGCAACTTTCTTTACTTCCTGTAACGGACGACCTGCCTCTATACAGAGCTGCTGACCATCGCTAGACTCCAGTACGTAGCTATTGCCTTGACTATTGCTATTGATAATTATCAGTTTCATAACTTTCTACTTCAATAGGACTCTCACATGACAATGATGGAAGTAACTCATCATTTACAACTTCCCAATCGTCTGCAAATACATCACTAGAAGATGGTACCCAAGAATCAGCTCTGCCATCTGGGTTGATGATTAGCATCTGATTGGTGTAGTCGATGTGAGGATTCTCTCGGATCATCAATATATTCTTAGCAGACTGAGGTAATGACTGCATCTTAGGAATGATGTCTGCCTCTATGTGGGCAGGAATCTGCTTCACGACGAATAAGCCCTTACCATTCCAACCCTTGCGTCTTACAGCAATACCTGCCTTTAAGCAGTTGATAGCTCCACCAAAGCTCATAACTTCAACTTCGTGATAAGCTTTTTCAAATACGTCTTTTGGAGACCAGCTTTCATAGCCGTCTTCATAGATAACCTTGTAGCCATCTTCGAATGACGATTTCTTTGCATCAGGCTCAGGTTCATCTTTAAGATACACTTTACCATCAATTCGCCACGCTGGTGCGGCGTCAATAACCTTTGTTCCAATATACTTTTTCATAATAAAACTTATTTTTATTTTAACTCAAACTAAACTTTTGAGCCTGTTGTTGCTGCTCATCATGTACTTCTTCGGCATTCACGACTTCTCCGGTATCAGCATTGACCGTGATAACGTTCTTTGCCTCGGCAAACTCTTCATCACGCTGAACGATGGCAGAAGGAGCCTCATCAAGGTTCGTAATGTCATTTGATTCGATAGAGAGTTCTCCCCACTTCGACAGGAGTCTTCTGAGAACAGTCTTGATGGCCATACTTTCGAAGTTGGAATACCATCCTACGCCTTCGCCACTTCCGTTGGCAGCCTGCTTGAGAGCAATTTCCTTCAGTTTCTCTGCATCAACCTTTTCGCTGAACTTAACGGTAGGACTATACTGCTTTGCATAGCGACATACCTCATCAAGGGTCATATAGAGAAGTTTGGTAAGACCATCCTTCTTCTTGAAGTAGGCGAAGTAACCGATTGGAGTATTTGAAATCTGAGCACCCGAAAGATCAAGCTTTCCTGTAACCTTGTCGTAATGGTTGAACTCGCCTTCGTATACGACATCAGCGTTGATTGTCTCGTACTTGCCGGTACGCATAGCCAACTGGAGATAGCCCTTCGTACCGATAACGAGCGTAGGAGTCATTACTCCTTTGTTCTTGAACGGAAGGAGATATGCCTGTCCTAGCTGCTTATTGAGAGGCAAGCGAAGGGAGGCTGCTTTCAGAGCCTCAGCCATCAAATCATTCGGTTTGCACTGGAGCAACTTTTCATCGGATGAAAAGATTTCCATAAGTGAGGTGCAGAAAGCACCTTTATTCTCCTTTAGTGAACTCTGCAACAGGCTTTGGTAATAACTATTGTTCATTACCGCCTGAAAATTCTTAACTGCTACTGCCTTCTGAGAAGGCTGTGCTTTTGCTACTGCTGTTTCTGCCATGATTACTTCTCCTCTTCTTTATGATTGATTAATTCCTTAGCGATACCAGCCAAGGCTATTGTTCCCAAAGCAAGGTTGGTTTCACCACTTTCCGGAAAAAGTTCTTTTGGATCAACCTCTACGCTATCGTGGTTATCTAACCACTCCTTTATCCGGCTCGAATCCGTTCCGTCCTTCATGCCTCCTCCTAACGCTAGAGTACCTTTGATAAGGTCTTTGTCAACCAACATTTCTAATTTTAAAGTTTCTGCCATGATTTTTATATTATTAAATTTAATCTTCTTTCTTTTCAAAAGAAATATCAATTCTACTAGTCCAACTTTTCTCAAAACTTCCAATTAGACCATCAACAACAGCCTTAGCGACTGCATTAGAACCTGCCTTTGACGTAATCTGCTTTCTTACAGCCTCTCTTATAGCTTCAGCAGATTCATCTATCTGCTTCTTCACTTCGTCTTCAACGAGTTCTTTAATACGTTTGTTGAGGTTTATTTCTATCCAGCTATATCTGTTATCTCCACTATAGCTAGAGATTTTTCCATCACTATTGACTTTTGTCGTGAGAACAGCATTAACCATATTGGTAACAACACCTTCCCAACCATTGAGCGCCGAAAGAACATGAGCCTGTATCGTCTTCTCTATAATCGGCTTAATCATATCCGCAGATAGATTAAGAGACATTAAATTATTTTCTGCCATGATTTTTATTTACTTATTGATTTGATTAATTCTTCTTTTGTTTTAAACACTTCGCTTTCTTTCCTAGTAGGGAAAACTGCGAACTTATACTGAATAGAGCAAGGTGCCTCGCCTATCTGCTGAAAGAATACGCCCACGATGTTTGCACGTCGGATTTTGTACCCATCGAGCAGATAGACTGCGTCACCTATATCGAACTTTGTCTTGATTTGCATGTTGCGTTTCAATCCATTGTTGCGAGGGCGAAATGCTCAACCTTCAGTTTATCATCCTTTGATACTACCAGACGGATTTGCTGACCGCCTGTGCTGAGCGGATGGTTAACACTTTCGCATTCATCGAGCACAACAGGGACCGATACATCATAGAACTGACCGATAGTGCGCGCGATGTCGATTCCGGCATTCACCTTGGCAGCACCATTGAGACGGCTGTAAGGCACACCATTGTGATAACATTCGCAATAAGGTTTCTTCTCACCATCGAGTTTTGGAATGAACAGACTCCACTTTACGAAACGGAAGTGCTGATTGACCTTATCTTCGAGAGCCTTGCAAGACAACTGATAGAACTCGTTTGTGATATTGAGTTTATCATCAATATCATCAAGCTGCTCCTGGAAGATGGCTTTATCCTTCTGTGCAGCTTCAATATGAGCCATTGTGTTGTCGTAAGATGCTTTTGAGGCGAGGAGTTCGAGGACTTCATCGTATCTGTCAGAAAGCGGTTTTCGCTCTTCATCGAGTGATTGAAGTAACTTGTCGTTATCCTCATTGCTATCTGATGGTTTGTCGAGTTCTGCCTGCAACTCATTAATCTCTTTCACTACCTGCTGATACTCTTCCTTCTCGGCTAGAATCTGCTCGTAGGTGCGTGGAGCATCGGCATCAACTTCTGCCTTATGCTTTTCGGCATCATTGAGGACTTGGTGAGCCTTGACAAGCTGGTTTGTGGTGGTCTGACGATCATCATTCAGTTTATCCAATTCTTTGTTGAGTTCGGTGTATGCGCTTTGGAGTTTGGCAAACTCATTGTTGAGTCCCTTCATATCCTCTGCCTTTCGAGAGTTGAACCGGTTCTGAGATTCCTGTTTGAGGAGCTGAACATCACCGAGAGGGAGAGCCTGACCGCAATGAGGGCAGAAACCTTCCTTATCATCCCATTCCCAAGTACGTTTGGCAATCTCATCGCTACGCTTGTTTAAGTCGCTAACCTTCTTTTTGCATTCTTCAATCTGAGCGTTTATCTGAACCTCTGTGGTAGGATAGCCACTCATGACGGCTTTGAGATTATCAACCGTGGATTCTGCCTTATTGAAGGCTGCATTGGCGTTGAGAACATCGCTTTGATGCTTGGCCATGCTATCGGTAGACTCCTTGTCAGCGCCCTGCTCCATCATTCGCTTGCGCTTTTCGGCAAATTCAATTTTCTTGCGGATTCCGTCAAGGCGAACTCTGTCTGCTCCACCGGTGCGAATCTGCTGAATCTTGTTGTCTATCTCCACCAGTTTCTCTTTCAGCTCAGCCTTTTCTTTCTCTAGAGCCTCCCAATCCAACTTTGGTGGAAGGGTCTTGTCGAGTTCGGCAAGTCTGATAGGGACCGCATCGAGTTCCTTCTGAACTTCTGTGCGCTTGTGCTTGATGTGGTGAAGGATGGCATCAATGTCTTTCTTTTCCAGGAGTTCAACAAGATAATCGTACTTCTCTTCACCCTTCGTGATGTCTTCGACAGAAATATCACCAGCCAACGACTGAAGGAATGCACGCTGATTCTGCCAAGTCATACCAAGGAACAGATTAGGACAGATGCACCACGAAAATGGGTCTTCTTGGAAGATTCCGTCAACTACGTTGCTGAAATCTCCGGCGGTAGTCAATTCTCCATCAACATAGTACTTGAAGGTATTGGTGCATTTATCACCTTTCCACTTATCGGTCAGAACTCGCTTTAACGAGATTTCATCACCATTTACCAACATAACCAACTCGGATGAATGCTCTATCTCCTTGATAATATTGTGATTCTCATCGAAGGTTTTGATGTCGAGCTGCATGCCGTTGGTATCAGTACCGAATAATGTGTACATGATGGCGTTGCCGATAGTGCTCTTGCCTCTTCCGTTGTCTCCCGAGATAACGGTTAGGTCTTCTCCGAAATCGAAGACTCCGGCACGGATGCCACAGAAATTTTGCAGTTTAAGTGTCTTGAATAGGATTTTCTTCATTTTTATCTTTGTTTAAAGTTTCTTCTTTTTCCCTCAGTTCCTTATCGTATTCCTCGAATGCCCTTGCTGTAGCGTAGGTGAACTGGTCGCTATTACGCATGGCGTTCAAGATAAGGTTTTTGAGGTCTTCGGGCGATGCGTGCATGAATGCGTACGCCTTCGGGATGGTTTTGTCACCCATGAGGACTATGCAACGAAAATGCTTTGCCTCATCCCCCATCTTGTCAACTATATCAAGTACCTTCTTGATATGATTGAAGAAATTCTGTCTGATATTCTTTTTCATGATTTCGTTTTTTAAAAACCTGCCTATCCTCACGGACGAGCAGGAAAAATAAATTTAAATTCAAAAAAAATAACGCTAAAAACTAATTCTTATCTGTTGATCCTAAACCGCTACGAGTGCCGGTTACCTTGCCAAGTTCCAAGTTAGTATCTGGAACGTAAGTGAAGGCACCCTGGCAGATGCGTTGGGAATAAGGAATAACGAACTTGAAACCGAGCAGACGCATGATGCGATGCTTTAACCTCCATCTGCCCGACTTGACGATGGCATGGACTTCTTCGCCATAGCCGCAATCAATCAAACCAAGAATTACATCAAGGTTTGCTCTAACCTTGCCTAGATAGTCGCCATGAAAGAGCCATGAAGGGAAATAAACATCTAACAACATTCCTTTGCCCGACATGCCACTACGTGGCTGAATCAGCATTTTCATATTTGAAGGAAGTTGTATCTTGAACCCAAGCGGAACGTAAAAGCGTTTATTTGGAATTACTTCCGTGTCCTTGCTGCAATGAAGGTCGTAAGCGGCATCCGTCTCATACGACTTCGTAGGGAAACACCCATGTGTTACCAATTCTACATTGATTTTTGTACCTGATTTACTCATATAATCTATTCTTATAAATGTTTCTGTTCTAAAAGTTTGTCTACTTCCTTCTGATAAAAGGATATCAACTGATTATACTCGAAGAGTGACCAGTTCTTGTTTTCAGTTCTTGCCCTAACCTCTATCAAATCAACCCTCTGCTCGCCAATCTGCTTGATAAGCGCACGGCGATACATCTGAATATTTCCTTGATTGAAAATATTGCAAGCTACGCATTGTGGCCGGCAGTTATCTTCGCTGAATCGGGTTGACATGTAACGTCTCGACATGTAATGACCGTTCTGAATCTCTTTCCAAGGGAAAACCTTGCCGCAACTGATACATCGGCAATAACCTTTATCATCAGAATATTTCAGTCGAATATATTTGGAAAAGACTGCATCGAGTTTGTCTCTCAGCTTACTTTTGCTAAGTCCGGCTTTCGCCTTCTTCTTTTCCTGTTCCTTCTTGGCTTTATCCCAAGGAGTCTTCTTTATAGGTGTCCTCTTGAGAGGAGTTTTCCTTTTTAAACCCATATTGCACGTAATTATCATTTGTAAAGTTTGAATACTCGCCCTCGGGCTTTCCGATGTCTGAGGACACATTTTTAATCTTAGAGTTGAGGATATTTATTTTCCTCAGCTTTGACTCGAAGATTCCCAAAGGTGCCCAAGGGTTTCTTTCGAGTTCTCTGTATATTTCGAGAACCTTTCTCCGGTACTTGTGGAGAGTAGGTTCGGATAAATCTATCATAAGCCATTGATTTTGAAGTTTAAGAAAAACCTGCCCATCCTCACGGACGAGCAGGAAAGAATCAAAATTTTTTTTAAACAATGTTTGCTGCCGCTGCAGCGAATAATCATACACAACAAACAAATACATAATAGTCCACCTGTAGGATTCGGACCCAACTTCCCGATTTGATAAGAATGTTTTAAGGATTTACACAAAACAGTTTCGGGCGTGCTACCAGTTACACTATCGGTGGATAACGGCATCATGCGCTACCATGAATTTAAGAGCCATGCTCACCGCTTTAGCTATCAGTCATAAAGACTGATGCTCGGGGATTCCCTTATAATGACTTAACACTATTCGACTTTACACTTTTCCAATATGTCAAAGAACTTATGTCCAAAAAGGGCAATGGGATTGTTCCGGAAACTGCTATATATAATTAAGGTATAAAACGAAAGGTGCTGGTAGAATGCTCGACCACAACATTTCCTTCTGGTTCGTGGCGCATGAATTCAACGCAAACAACTTATATTGCCACTGGGTCTATACCGCTCCACACCTAACGATTTCAAGAAACATTATAATAACAATATCCAAAACTATTTTGGGGATTCGAGGCGAGTTGAACGCCTTTGCTCGGGTTTCCCCGCTCACTCCGAGTGAGCTAGCTCGATTCCCATGTATCACTCCTATGCTCACGCACAAGAGTGAATTGATAGTTTACAAATAAGGAAAAGAACCTTTCTTAAGCAATCGTTTAACTCTATGCTCACGCATATCCAATTTAAAACGCATTTTGTCTGAATAACTAATCTAAAAGTTCAACAGCCAAATATTTCACACATTTATACACTCATAAATTGCGGCACTTTATGTTTCTCTGCTCCGTAGCGATTCAGTGCACAAGAACGAATGTCCTGAGCCTGTTGGCTATTACTTCGGTAAGCTAGAGCATTGTAGACAGTAGTCTTGCCACAACCAAAAATTTTCATGATTTTAGGAATTTTATCTTTATCAATCAATATTTTTTCTATTTTTACGACTTTATTCATATTATTTTTTGTAAATTTGCACCATAAATAAGTTTTGAACGAGTTTTGTTCTCGTTTACGGATGCAAAGATACATGTTTATAGACAAATATCCAAGGATATAGGCATTAATTTATAGTTAATTTACGTATTTACACAAATATAAACACTAGCAGTATGGAAGGATTAAGAGATAGAATCAACGAGGTAAGAGACCATTACAGGCTGACTAACAGAGGGTTTGCTGACGCTATCGGGGCAAAACCTGCTGCTACGAACAATTATTTGAACGGCACAAAGGAGCCTTCAATGGAGTTTATAGACAGAATACTGACTACATACGTAGACATATCAGCAGATTGGCTACTTTGTGGCAGAGGAAGTATGTTTTACGATGCAGACAAGCAGACGGACGAAAAACTGCTGAAAGAACTAGCAGAAACAAAAGTAAAGTTGCTAGTACAGGAAGGAGTGGTTAAGGAGTTAAAACAAATCATCAGCGAGAAGATTGCTGAAAGAGACAAAAGCCTTGTTGGCTGATACGATAAAGGGGAGTCTTCGCAAAGAAGACTCCCCTTGTTATATTACATCTTTCCTTCGAGGGCATCGAAAGCAGATTGTACGTCCTTATTTAATGTACGTGCGTATCTAGTAGTCTGACGCAAGGTAGTGTGTCCAAGCACCCTTGCCACGATATTGATAGGCATACCCTTCGACAAGAATAAGGTTGCCGCAGTCGCTCTACCCATGTGAGTGTGCAGTCTGTCAACTCCAACCATCTGCCCGATCGCCTTCAGATAATCATTATACTTCTGATTCGTCATTCTAGGCAGCTTGAAGTCATACTTCTGTAGTATCTCCAGGGCAGGTTTGAGAAGTTGGAATACGAAATCCGTATCTGTTTTCGTTCTCTTAGCGTGATAGAACATCTTGCCACCAATCTCCTCGCAGTTAGTATAATCGAACGATGCAAGGTCAGAGTATGCAAGTCCGGTATAGCATTGGAAGAGGAACAAATCTCTTGCATGGAGAATATGAGGTGTTGAGAGTTTTAGTTTCTTGATGGCAGCAAACTGCTCTTCGGTGACACAATCAACATACTGCTTTTCTCCCTTACCAATATGGAATGGCAGAAACTTATAAGGATTCTGCTCAATAAGTCCGTCTATCATCGCATCATTGATGAACAACTTGAGATACTTGTGATAGTCATAGATTGTGCATTGAGCCTTATCCTGTCTGTGGAGATACTCATCCATTGAACGCACCTTCGATACATTGCAGTCTTGGAACGACTTTATCTTCCCCCATGTTTTTAGGAATTTGATAAAGACATCGTAGCGTTTCTTGGTATGCTCGCACACCTTACGCTCATTTCGTCTTCTCTCGCAGTACTCGATAAAAGAAGTTCCTTCGTCTTCTCCATTCATTAAGGAAATGACAGCGTTCAAATCATAATTTCCTTCTTTCACCAACTTCTCAATGACCTCATGCGCTCTAGAAGTGTATGCAGTCAATAAGTTATTGAGTTCATCTGCATCCTTGCGCTTGATTATCTTCTTGGTGGTATCAGACCATTGATTTGTTGTCACCTTGATACCGGTAGAATAATACTTGCGCGTACCCTTCGTACTAAAGCACAATTCGATAGAAACTTCCTTCTGAGAGGTTCCACGTTTCTGTCTGTTGTGAAAAATACTTAAATTAATTTTTGCCATTTTGGTAACATAAATTTTGAAGGTTGGTATCATTTTTGTAACACTCCCCTTCGTTCAACAATTTGTGTGAATGATACAAACCGTTGTGATTCAGATAGTTATACCCAAAATGCGTTTAAACCAGTTTTAAACCAGTTTAGAAAATCAATCTTTATGACATATCTCTTTAAAAAACAAAAAGCAATCTATATAAGTATCTGTTATTCAATACGTTATACAAACTGCTTTTGTGATTTTTTCTTGACTAAACGTTGCGTTTTTACGCCTAAAAAGTGATTCCGTTGGGGTTCGAACCCAAGACCCACAGCTTAGAAGGCTGTTGCTCTAATCCAACTGAGCTACGGAACCAACACTTTTAAATCGCAAACCAGCTAACCAATAACGCAATCAGCCACTTTTCTTATTTGCGGCTGCAAAGGTACATATATTTTTTGAATACACC